TTGTGTTTCCTGTACTTGGATCTAAATATTTTCCTCTTTTAATTGACCAGTAATATATTATCGGTGGACATACCGAGATCGGATGAAACCTCATCGCATCTATCAATTTTAAATAACCAGTATATGGATCTTCTATTGTTTCATTTTCATTAAATGAACAAAAATTATTAAGAATTTCTGAAGCGTATGATATCATATGATCTTTATGAAAACTTGTAGGTTTTTCTTCTTTGCTGTGTCAATCATATTCTTTGTTCCGCGACTTTCTCCGTCCCAGATCGCGATGAGTGCTTCACCATAATTCGCCATTTCTGAGTTTCGAATTATTCCAGCGGCTTTCCCATGTTTATCCCAATCGGCAGGAAATCTTTTAACTGGTATTTTGTGTTCATATGCCCAACGCTCACCAAGAGAATCAACGCCTCTTGCAGTTCCGCTAACGACTTCAGTGATTTCAAATTTCGATTCTTCAATTGCCTCTTTAACAATGTTATAATCGAAAATCTCTCTTGAACCTGCAATTATAACTTTCATATGACTACCACAATTCCTCTACTTTTTCAATCAGTTCCCAAACACCTTGATTTTCACTTGGATGAACCCAATTGATTGGTGCAATCCACCTGTAGCCATCTTCTAAAATTCCTATTGCTGCTAGTGAAGTTCCGCCGCCCTCACTTTTCTTCCAGTATATGCGATATAAACCATTACGGAGAGATAGCGATTCTTCCCATGTCATTTTAACCCCCATCGGAGCCATTCGATTTCAGCGAGATCCCAAGCAATTTCACAAACACCATCATAGTTCATTGAATGGCACCGAATTACATATGGAACTCGTCTCCACTGATTAGATTTAGCCCTTTCGAGAAGCCATTTAGCAACTTTTCCACCAGTAGGTTCCCCGTCAAACAAATCATAGTCCAAAGAAATTTCTTCAACTTTATTCCTTTCTAACCATTCTATTGCTTCATCAGCTTTTCTTGTGTGAATCCAACCTTCTGGCGCAAGCCGATCATCATCAAGCCAGATTTTCATTTTATTTCTCTTGCCTTAACTTTAACCGAATATTTTTTATCTTCTCTTTGTTTTCCAGAACCTTTACATTTATCACATGTACTTTCAAATGTAAAACCCATACCACGGCAATTAGAGCATGGTATAGCCATCACAAAAAAACTATTACTTCCACCCTGTTTTTCATAAACTCGTCCATTTCCATTACATTTTTCACATGTTCTTTTGTTGTGAAATGGATCACCATTACATTTATCACATTTCATATGTTTTGATACAACAAATTCTTTTGTTACACCATTGATCAATTCGTCTACTGAAAATGTTATATGTGCAGTTTGTTGTTTTTGATTGGAACGAGAACCGAAAAAATCACTAAGAAAATCATTAAAATTGAAACCTCCACCAAAATCATCAGTATGTCGCCATGGATTAAAATCAGGTTGAAATTGTGTCCCTTTTGTTATTTGCTGGTATGCTTCATTTATTTCTTTAAATTTTTCTTCATGGAGTTTCTTTTCGTTTTCATCAGTGAATTTATCGGGGTGATGTTCAAGAGCCAATTTTTTATATGCTTTTTTTATTTCATCTTCCGAAGAATTTTGTGAAACACCGAGAATTTCATATGGATTTTTAGTCATTTGTCTTTACAAAGTCTTTTAATATTCCTACATATCCACAACAATTGCAACAACATTTGTCGTCTTGTTCTAATATGAGATCAGCCACATGATACTTTACATCCATGTTTGGATCTTGAACCCTTATACATGCCACAACCTCAATTGTTATTGAATCAGTTCCATTACAATCGGCATTTGGACATTTAAGATATGAAATTTCATCTATTTTCATTAGATTTCTTTTTCTGCGGCAACCACTCAAAGTGATCATTAATTTTTGTTATTTTTGATTGTGATTCAAGTTCTTTAAGATTTTTCTTGCCGATATCAAATCCGATTGATATATGGGTGTAATATCTCACATTATCTTTATAGACAGAACCAAGTTTGCCTGTGTTTGCCGCATTTTCACAAAGAAGATAAACTTCTCCTGGCAATCCACCGACCCCAATTGCTATATCGTATGCCTTAAAAGCATATGATTCTTCTGTTCTATTTTTATACAACCAATCGCTAATTCGCTCTATTGATACGCTTGGCATTATTGAACCTTTACGTTGTCTCTAAATACGGCTTCGATAATTGCAACCAGATTTAGAATATCATCTTCCCCGACTGCTATTGCATATTCAGAATGCTTATTTTTTAATTCATCTAAATAATGCAATACTCTATTGCGGCAAATTTCCCCATCCTTAAATAACCATTCTATTTGATTGTTGTCACACATTTGTTTCTTTTCCTTTCTATTCATCAATAATATGCCCAATTACTTGTTGCGACTCATAGTGTTTGTGACATTTAGAACATTCATATTCTTTTAAAGCTGTGGCTGCTAGTGGAATCCATGGAGCATCACAACATGGGGTTGTTTTATTCAAAATTTCCACTCTTAATCCAACATTAAATATCCCACTTTTACTACATGATTCACATCCGCCACCACTACATGTTGGACAAACAACAGCCAGTGAATTTTTTGACCAGTTATATACCTTGTTCATTTAGACGACACGATACTCGTAAGAGATTCATCGTGTCGTTTTTATATCCTGTTATCGACTCATGCGATAGACATACGCGGGACGACCAAATTGGGTAATACGTTTGGCGGACTTCCTCTCAATTACCCCATTCTTCATGAAAATTTTAATGGCCTTCATAATGGTTGATTTGCTAAGATTACTACGATTAATAATCTTATTGAGATTGCTAAACTTGTTTCCACTGGCGGAAATGATTTCTCGTACTAAAGCCCTATTCTGTTTTGCTTGGTTCTTCTTGTATTTTCGTAAATATTGACCCCCTCCTCCTTGAATGTTCTGGCCCTTATAACCAGAAACCTCCTGCACATTAATCGTCACAATGAATGAACCAATTCGCATTTTCTTCTGCATTCTAACACTCCCTTTTTTAATAACCGAAATTGGTTATTATTATAAGCGCTATTGTAACATGTCCATGGCCAAGTGTCAAGCAATCATTTTCCAGAAATCGGCTTCGGAAAGAATGATGACTCCGAGCTTCTTTGCTTTTTGTGTCTTGTTAGATTCTTTTGATGGGTCGGCCTGAACAAGATATGTAGTAGTTTTTGTAATAGACTCCGCTACTTCACCACCGTTTTCCCCTACAATTTCCCACATCTTATCGCGCGTGGTATGTTTTCCTGTTTCCGGATCGATCCGTTCGATGGCACCCGTAAAGCAAAAGCTCTTTTTATTCAATTTTCCGCTCATTTTAGAAACCTCTTCTTTCTTTGCCGTTTCCTTACCTTTGATTTTTACTACAGTTAAAAGATCTTGGATGATTTCCTTTTTATTAATCATGCCAGAAAGAAAAGCATTGCCAACAGATTCTCCGATCCCCTTAATACTTGTGAGTTTTCCCAGATTGTTCTCATTTGCAAGTTTAGTTAATCTATCAATAGTATCATATCCTTCATTAATTAATAGTTGGCACATTTCGGTGGAAAATCCACGAATGTTTAGGCCACCAACAAAAATTGCCAATGGAATATTATATCGCTTACTTTGGACAGCTTCTACAATCTTTTCCGCCGATCTATGACCTTGGCCCTCAAGAGTTTCAATTTGTTCAACGGTAAGACGATAAAGATCTGCCGGATTTTTCACAAGTTCGTGATTGTAAAGAAGTTCAATGGTTTTTTTGCCAATTCCTAGCGTTTTAATCCCTATTTTATCAATCCATTTAAGAATATGGCCAACATCATTGCCTGAACAATCCTCGTTATAGCACATGAGGAATTTGCCATCAACAGTTGTCTTACCGCTACATGTTGGACACTTATCAATGATTGGGAATCTTTTAGAATTGGTTTTGGAAACTACGCCACTAATGAATGGAATTACATCATTTGAGCGAATTAGAACAATAGTATCTCCGGAACCAAGATTAAAATTATTAAAAATTTCTAAATTGTGAAGTAGAGCATGTGTGATTGTAACCCCACCAATTTGTGTTGGTTCGAGAATTGCAACTGGTGTTAAGCGTCCATTACGACCTTGATCCCAGCGAACATCGACAATCTTCGTGGTCTTTTCAATTGGTGGGAACTTCCAAGCAATCTGGGCTTTTGGATTTTTATTATATTCTCCCCATGCTTTCTGTTTATTGATGTTGTTTAGTTTAATAACCATCCCATCAATATCGTGATCAAGATTTGCTCTTCGTGATGCGACATATTCATTAAAAATTCGAATGGCATCTTTTGTGGAAACAGAATGAGTTGAAACAGTTTGTAAGTCGTGATCACGCAAGAATTGAATTTTTTCGTCTTCCGTTTCCCATTCGAAGTCTTCGGATGCAACATCATAATAAAGGATAGTCAGATAATTACTATATTTATGATCAAACCTTGTTACAATTCCGCTTGCCGAATTACGTGGATTCTTGCACGATTCAATTTCGAGTAGTTTTTTGAAATCTGGGGCCAACAGGAAGATTTCACCACGAATACTTCCTGTGAAACTTTCAATTCTGGTTTTGACATTTTTCATCAATACGATATTTTCTAATACATCTTCGCCCTCAACGCCATTAGACCTGCGGCAGGCATGTTTCAGGGAGCCATTGACATATTCGAGGCTAATCGATGATCCGTCGAGTTTTTCTTGAATTACAAATGTTCCACTAAGGTCGTTGTCTGTCCCACCAATTTCTCGTGCCCATTTGACGAACTCTTCCTCAAAAATGACCTTGTTCAAACTAGTCATTGGAATTAGATGTTTATGGGTTGTCCACGGGGTATCCCTAGGAACTGCTGCCCCGATTTTCTTTAGATAGTCATTGTTTGGATCGATTTTTCGAAGTTCGTCTTTAAGACTATCATATTCTTCATCAGATAATAGAGATTTACTTTTGTTGTAATAGTAATCATCTGCTTTGACCAATTTCATAACAATTTCTTTAATTTTCATGGAAATATTATAACATGAACAAAAGGCTTTGCCAATTATAATTAAGGTAAAGAGGGAATGGATATGGGATTAGCGGTGAAAATAAAATTGACAAAAAGACAAGAGGACAAAATATTGGAATTGTATCGGTTAGGTATGAACAGGGAAACGATAGCCCCACTAGTGCACACCACTGAACATGGGGTCAAGAAAACCATTAAAAAGTTTAGAAAAATATATGATTTTAGCAACAGGATTTGCGAATTAAATGAACAGAAAACAATAAAACTTAACGAGCATCAACTTCAGTGTATTATAGGAACCTTGTTAGGCGATGGATCATTAAGCATAAAACCATATGGACAAATATCCTATAGCACATCTCACGGATTGGAGCAAAGAGACTATTTAAAACACATTAGTAGTGTTCTTCGCGTTAATTGGCATAAATATGTTAAAAATGAAAACAGTTACTCTGCTGGCAAAGATTATTACAAACTAAATTACTATAATAAATATGAATTATTAAAAATAGCAAAATTTGTGTTGGCCAACAAAAGAAAGACAATAACCAAAGAATGGTGTGATCAATTAACTGCCGAGGGACTAGCATATTGGTTTATGGATGATGGGTCTAGCTGTAATAGTGGCAGCTCCATATCAGTTGAGTTTTCCACTTTATCCTTTACTTTGAGGGAAATTAATATGTTACGAGACATGTTATTCATCAAATTCGGTATTTACACTACAATCAGAAAACATGGCAATGATGGATATGGTCGCGTGATATCGTTGCGACAAATATCGGTAAATAGATTTATGGATTTAATCGAGCCATATATTGTAGATTGTTTAAAATATAAAATTAAGAAAAGAAAGTGTGAAACATTAAAAATAAATCATCATCATTGGATATCCGACAAGCAAAAACAATTCATTTTAAAAAATTACAATAAATTAAGCACAAAAACAATTGCTGATATACTCCACATCAACCAAAGCACTGTCTTGCGCATTCAAACAAAAAAATATGGAAATAAACCAAAACCCGAACATCTATCGGAAAATAGATCCAGGGAAATATTAGATTGTTATATAAAATGTGACGGAAATTCTAATGAGGTTTGTAAAAAATTCGGTATTACACATTCAATGTTATACCACATAAGAGCAAAATACGGGATAAAAGCATCTAGACCGTTTAGAAGATTAAGCAATAATCAAATTAAATACATTTTAAATAACCACGGAAAAATGACGTTGAGAGCCATTGCTAGAATACTTCATATTAATAAATGCACGGTAAGCGATGTTTGGTGTAGATACCGTAGGAATACTAGATAGCGTCAAAGAGTTTAAGCATCGATGCGTGGCATACCACATTCTGTGCCGCATTGTTAGTGTTTTCACTACGCAAAGATAAACGAGACACAATTTGCCCTCTTTTGTTGTAAATAGTGAAAACAGTTTGTGGGATGTATCCATCAACAGTAATAGATGTGCACAATGATAATGATGCGAATGGCCTATCTCTTCCCATTCTTCAAGATTCATTGGAATTTTGTGGTAGTTCCATGGTGATCATCCGAGCTTTTTATCAAGATGGTTATTATTTCTTTAGAATGTCTGATAGTTTATTTACGGGGTGAATTTTGCGTTTTCTAGACCCATCATTCCTAATTTCTTCATCATCATCAATCACCATATGATCATTTTTTCTGTCTTTTTTATATGGATCTTTATTAATTTTGTTTCCGGTTTTCATTCCAATTGGATTTTGATATCCGACTATTGAGGCAGTTGAACTCATTTCGTCTATTTTTCGAATTATTTCAGAATCAATAGCCTCTTCTTTTAGTGCTTTTTCTTTTCCGTCATTCTTGTCATCTTCATCTTCATCATCGAAATTCATTGTAAATGCAGCGGAATTGTATCCAACTGATCCTCCAGTCCCGGATACTTCATCTAAAAATTCCTCTTCGTAGCAGTATGTGTGATATGGAACCCCTTTTATTTTTATTTCTTCCTCTGGAAATACTTCCTCATGACAAATAGCGCACAGTTTCATAATTTTAAAATTTCTCAACCTCCGCAATTATTAATTATTATTTAGTAGGTGTTTCTTTCATTGAATGAATATGATCATAATAACCATTATAATATGCTCTATTAATGGCGTTTTTGGCAATTAATATTTCTTCCCAATGTGAATTTAAGCGATGTGTGTTAATAGAATTGCGAAAATCTTTCATTTTGTACCATGAGTGATTCCAATATGGATGAGCTATCCTATCAAATACCTGATTCGCTTCTTCGACTGGAACAAATATGGCAAACATTGAAAATATGTGAAACAATTGGGTATATTCTTCTTTGTATTTTTCCACAATTTTGCTGCTGTCTATCCATTCTATTGGCTCAGAATAAACCACTTTTCTTTGTGATAAATATTCAACGAATTCATTTTTAAATTCATTCGAAAATCTAAAAACAGTGTAGTAATCTTCATAAAAGAAATGCCACTGCTTGTCCTGCTTTAAAACATCGAAATAAACATCTTTTATGAAAGACCATGCACGATTTTCATTTTTATTAAAACTCTCCCCTTCAAAACTACAAATTTTTATTTCTTTCATTTCGTTTGTCTCCAATTCGGTATTCTGTAATTTTATTTCCTCACAAATTTTGCTTTTATTGCCGCCTCAAGAACAGCATCGATTGCATCTTTTTCGTTGAAAGCTCCGAATATTGCGACTCCAGTGAAGTATGATTCACTTCCGTCGCCAAGTTGGAAAGTTGCGCAATATTTATCTTTAATTTTCTTTACATCGAGAACGAAGCCATCGCAATAAGCTCTCTTAAAATGAACACTTGGTGGACTTACAATTGGTTCATCATGCTCGTGCGTGAATTCAATCTTCTTTGGTAATTTTATCATCTTCATCAACCCGGCAGAGAAATGATTTTTCTGTGTCAAGAACTACAATCTTTGCTTCTTCACCCGGAATTCCAAAAATTTTTACTTCATCTCTAGAATTATCATTTTTATAAATAATGAGGTTTTTTATACTACCAATAATTTTATCGTCAATTTCTTTTGGCGCTGGAACGAAACCTTCCATTGCTTCAAACAATATACAAATATTTTTACTTACTCCAATGTATCGAATATCTCTTTTAAAGAATGGGTCAGTATTCGTTTTTTCTTTTAATACTTTTTGTGTTAACAAATATAAATTAAAAAACCATTCTAGTGGATTAATGTGGGGATGCTGGGCGTCTTTTTTTACTTCCTCACCAGTTTTATAATCTACATATTTGTTTCTTTTAATTGACCAATAATATGTATTATCTTCTTTCATTATAACCTCTTTTGACGCTTTACTATTACTCGTGTCAGAAAATCTAAGTCATCTTGGGCCTTTGGATGAAGTGTTTTTTCATTCTCTTTGAGAGTTTTAAAGTATGTTATTAATGATTCTTCATAACTTACAATAGCATCGCCAAGTGAACATCCATATCCATATCTGTTAAGACGAGAATCAGAAATCACATAACCTTTCGTAGCCGAATGTGTTAATGCAACTTCAATCGGCTCTCTAAGAGTGAATTCTGGATCAGTGAGTCCATTAAGTAAAAATGTTTCATTATCTTTCATTTGTTCACTTGCTTAATATCGCAGCTTTCAAGAATTATTTTTCCGACCGAAGCGAATAACCAGTTTGCGAGATCTTCGGCTTCTTTACGGCTAATAAAATATTCTTTTGCGTCTTTCATTGTTATCTTCACGCATTCTCTGCCATTGTGTTTTACATTCGAAGTTATTTTTATGTTTTGTACAAGTGTCTCGCAGACGAGATTGTCAATTTGTGACCACTTCTTATTGCGGTCCATATATTTGATCAAGTCACTTGATGTATAACTCCCGTATCTATTTGACTCAGAGGAGTCTCCAGCCCATCGTGTCCATTTTGATCTGATAATGGCTTCGATCTGTAGGTCGTTTAAACCTCGCTTTCGCAATGCCTTGATGCAAGATCCCCACCCTCCACGATATGCATCTGTAGAGTATGCATCACTCAACCGATCTGCAAATGTGGTCACCTCTTCAACTACATCTTTTATTTTTTTATTAGTCATTGCTTATTGTTTTCTATTAAATTCAGTGCGATAGGAAGATCCATATCCACTAATCTATTTGCCACAAAAGAGTCGTGGATGTATTCTTCATTTTCTTTTATGTTCGAGATTATTTTGTCAGAAAGTGCTTCTAATAAATTATTAACTGGACAAACTGCATTTTGTACTGGTTTATCATTTTTACTATCAATCCACGTACGAAAATCAATAATATAACAATCTATACAATATTGTGCTTTACCATCGCAATTTGTGTGTGAATCTCTAACACACGCCGCTTCACAACCCTTATGACAATTTCCGTTTTTATCGCAATGCCATTTCATATTTATTTCTCTTTTCCCAGCATTTCATCCATTTCATTACCGAAAACTTCCTCAAAACCACAAAGAGAATAACCCATAAGCATATAATACTCCATCACATCGTGCACCGAAAAAAGTCCCGAATGATAAAGTCTTCCTATTTGATTTAGATCAATTAAGGGAATATCGTGCGAACACTGTACAACATAATCTATAACTTTGTTTCGTCTGAAACGTAACGTCTCGTCTTTATCACGAATTATTTCTGCTTGTGGAAATAGTTGCAAGATATCTTTATAATGCTCGACAAGAACTGGATCATCGTGTGGAACTTTTTTATCATTATTGTTATTCATTTATTTCTCTCCACAATTGTCTGCAATCATCATTGCGAAGTTTGCCACGTCTATTGCTTCATCTGTTATATTTTTCCCGCACATTATCGCTTCTTCGAGTTCGCCTACTTCTTGCTTTAGACGTACGACAAGCCATTCGAGCTTACATTCTTGCCAACCACCCTTAAAATCATTTGCCTTTAGTTTATTCTCCATCAATTCAACAAACTTTTGGAGTTCTGGACGAATAATAGTCATGGCAGTAAAACCCAATCAAGAATCCCACTTATATATTCATTGTAATTGTGTTTTAAAATGATTTCGTCGTCTTTATAAATCCATTTGTAGTCATCGAAGAATTTATCATTCTTCTTTATTTCTTCTGAATCAACTATAACGTGATAAGTAACATTTATCGTGTGAGATTGAGATTCGAAGGGTCCATCGTCAAAGATTGTTTCAAACGCACCAATTTGATCAATGAGTTTGTAAGATCCGATACCCACTTCTTCATTCAGTTTTCTTTTTATACAGTCTTCAAGGGTTTCATTTTTATAGAGCCGACCACCAGGAAACCAATATTCTCCTTGAGCTGGTTTTTCTGTTCTTTTTAAAAACAAAAACTTCTCTTTACATTCTACAACGATATCTACACAAGGAATCGGGAAACTTCCGAGCATGAGTTTATAGAGATTTTTATCTACTTTTTGAATTTGTTTCATCATTTAGCTCTTTTTCTTCGAGAATCATTGCCTGCGCAAGTTGATAAGTTTTTTGTGATGAATATTCGTCAACAAGATAAAGATTTCCTGTTCTAAAGGGTACGCCTAGAAGTTTCCATCCTTCATCAAGCATTTCTTGAACTTTTTCTTCAAGTGCACATGGTTTCCATTCAGCATCATCTCTTTTAAATGTTATGTCAGTTCCGAAAATGATTTTATATTTCATGTTAATTCAATTTTCCAATTATAAAAAGGATATAATCCTCTATCTGGGCGATAGCGTGCACGAAGGTCAGGATTTTCAATTATGTCATCTACTGTGTATGTCGGTTCTTCACCACCTGGGTTTCTTATTGATGAAAAACCAAATTTTCCCTTTTCAAGTGATCTTATTTTTTCAATAAGTTTTTCTGTAATTTTCATTTGTCCAACTTTTTCTATGAATGATGAAGCACTTTTTCTAAACTCGAAACCAAATGAGTTCCATTCGATTGTTTTCTCATAGTCTGTAATATGATAGAATAACATTTGATTTCTTATTCTGTCAATTCTAACAGTCTTTGCCATATAATCTTCATCTATGAAATCGGCATCCAAGAAACCAACGAAGACATATTTTTCTTTGCTTTTACCTCGATAAATACCACCGATTTCAAGATCTTTTTGTGATATCTTCTTTTTCTTTCCATCTTCAGTTGATTCAATGAGAAGTTTATGAAGATCGCTACCAACACGAACAAGTTTCATTTCAGAACCAACAGTTGCCCAAATGAATTTTCCTGTTGGAACACCCTTTACTATTTCACAATTGATGATTGTATCGAGTAGAACATCTTCCCTCAAATCAAAGAAGAAATTTTCATTTGTTACGATCTTATATGCTCTTCCGCCCTCATTCCGTTTTTCAAGTGAAAGAATTTTTATCGGCATCGGATCATTATTTCTCGTAAGGGTTTCTACTTTTTTGTTAGAATAATCTTGAGCCCATCTTTTTCCAGTCTCACAAGTCTTTTCGTTATCCGCGTTAGAACAAAAGGCCGGAATCACTTCTTGACCTTTCCAGCCAGCCTTTAGAAGAGGATTATCCCAATAGCATTCTGTCACAAGCTTCTTTGATGAAGAATAAAAATAAGTAACTCTTTCTGGAATATTACCGGTTATCATTTCTTCTCCTACGATGCCTCCTTGCGGGCGTGCGGAATCGCATATCGTCATGACGATCCATTGGTTTTATAACAAATTTTATTATTCGATAAATAACAAAAATAATAATAAGATAATACACAATTGTGGCAATTATCACCACTACCCACACTACCTTCCTCTAGTCATCGGCTTTCTCGACATCTTTCGCCAAACGCAAAGCCCATGCGTCGATGTCCTCATCTTTGCGATTTGCACATGCTGCAACTGCACGTTCAGCCAGAGCCGTAAGTTCTGGGGACGGTACACTTATATGAGTTGATATCTTGTATTCATTGGTCCGTACGTGTTCGAGAAAATCTTCTGGCGGCTTCACCCCGTGCTCCTCGAGATAGTGCGCGAACCCTTCCGGCCAGACCCAAACCCCATCGGTGAGGTCAGAATCACCGTTGTTGCAACGGCAGAATCGGCACCACGAGTAGCCCATCCACGCCGTCTTGAACTGTCCCGACTTCAGGTACTCGATGACCTTCCGCCGCTCCTCCGGATCCCACTCCGCGTCAACCAACGTGTGTGGATCCGGACGGTCGTCGCTGCTGTAAGTTTTCCAAAATCCAACACTCTTCATTTTCGAATTACCCTCCAGGAAATAAGCGATCAACCTCAGAGGGCCATAATACGACGCACATTTCTCTCGGCGTCGCGGGATCTTTGGCTCTTGTTTCGAGTTCGGCATACATAGTGCAACATAGAATACGTGCATCATTTCGTTCTTTAGTTAATCGTTCTATCTCTGCTCTCAATGCTTCATAAGAGTCGCACAGGCGCTTGCCGCGTGGGGTCAGTTCCAGCCGCCACATGGCAACGATCTCTTTTGTCAGCACATCTGCGTCAAATGGAGCACCGTTACTCATGTTTTTATTCCTCTTCTTTAAGAAGATATTGATTGTTAATTGCTTTAAATGATATTGTTTGACCCTTCCACAATAAATTCGACTTGAAGACGAGCCCTTCTTTTTTCTTATTCTTGTTGAGAGAACTGTTTCCTTCGGCATATTTGAGAAGCGAGTCAACGTCTTTAAACTTATCAAATACATAGAGTTCTTGTTCAATAATTGGAACATGTTCAATGAGTGGATTCATTTCATTAATTTTTCCAAGAAATTCATAGCGTTCTTTTGGAACGAGATGTCTCTGATTATTTATGTCCCAGATATTGAAGATAAAGAAGTGTTTTCCCTTCAATTGAAGTTTATTCTTTTGAATTCCCTCACCAGCTAGTTCGCCTTGAAGAGCAATATTAAGATTCAGAGTTTTTAGAATCTCATTAATCTTCAATTCTTTTGCTGTACTCCAATACGCGTCTTCATCTACTTCTTCAAGCCACAAGTTTCGAGAACATACACCAAATTCTCCGTCATTGAAGAAGAATGTGCCACTCATACCATCAATTTTTTCGCTTACTTCATATGGAATTGAAACTCCATGAAAATATTCTGGATTGAAATATTTCGAAAGATTCTGAATTCTCTCTTCATCAGTCTTGCAAAGAAATGAAGGCCAGTTTCCTTTCGCTTTTCCAGTAAGATAACCAGAAAGAGGGGGGTCCCATTTCTTCACTTTGAGAAGATCTGAATAATCGAGTTCTGTTGATATTGTTATACTCGAAAATTCATCGAATTTCGAAATTGGTATGAGAAGTCCTTGAGAAAGAGTTCCACGAAGTTTCATCGTCTTGATTCTGAAACCTTCACCACCATCATACTTTCGATAGCAACTTTTTCGAAGGAACTCGAAACGAGGATTTATTGGGAGAAACGAATCAATCTCGAAGTATATACCGAGATCACCCGGCTTGAACTCACCCTTTGACACAACGCATTGCCAACCACCGACTCTCGCTAGTTCAATTTTGTCGGCTCCCTCGATTGGAAGAATTTCTGATACTGCTTTAACTGTTACGAGTTTTCGTTCCACTTTTTGTTTCTCCTCTTATCTTTTTTAAGAGATTTCTGCGCTCTTTTTCAACTTTTTGTAAATCTATTCCAGCATAATCAGCAAGTAATTTTTCAAATGAAATGTTTAATGGGTGGATTTTTGTTATAAATTGCGATTCATTATATCTAGCTAAAAAAATTCCTTGATCTCCAAGCCATTCGAGAAATTCACCGATGGATTGAAGATGGAGTTCAGCCCTCACTTTTACTAGTTTATCAAGCTCATTCATAATTTAAGCCTTTCTAGCAAAATATGGTCTACTTAGTTCCATCATTGCTTCAAGTATTTGTTTCTCTTTATTAATGATGTACTGATTTGTTGGCTCTTGTAGTTGCTGTTTCTCTTCTTTTACCGTTATTGTTTGTTCGTTGAATTGTAAACTACTTGTTCCATTTCCAATAATTTCTGGCCTTTTTTGATTTTGATAATCTGCACGAGAAAACAATATTGCTTCGTGAATTTCTGCCTCAATGCTCCCAACAAAAAACTCAAGATTTTCAAAAGTGTTGAGAAGTAGTAATTCTGCGTTTACAATTGTGTTATAATCTATAGTGAGCGGTTGGTGCTGAGAATCTATTGCGGAAACGGAAAAATGATGATGAAAGATCTTCCTACAGTCACATTTTTGGCCAAGTGGCATCAAAAAGCAATCATTCGGAAAACGAAATGTCACTTGTTGTGTTTCTTGTTTTTCATCACAAAAAATACAACTATAATTCATCTTACTGAAAAGTTTTAAATATTTATTGAGCACTGGAAGTGAAATGCCAATTGTACTATTTATTTGCTGATAACATACTTCATGTGAAAAGAGTCTAATATCCATTCCGCGTTCGAGAGGAATAGAATATTGTATACCAGAATCATCAATTCCGGCACCACAAAAGAAACATAGATTTTTATGACCATATGTAACAGTAGTCATTTTATCTGTTCCACGGATTTTGAGAAAAGTCAGCAAAACAATCTATTTTTGTTTCTCTCTTCTTCACACTATTTTTTGGTTTAGAAAACAAGTTCTTTAGCTTTTCAAGTGAGTCAATAAATGAAATCTGTAATAATTGCGACACATGATCTACAGTACGAAAACAAGTAAAATGCATAAAATCACGATCTTTTGATGAAGTTATCGTTCGGTTGCTTATTGCAACTTCCACGACATCTTCACGGATTCCATTGGAACCACAGAGGGCACACTTCTCTTGATTATTTCTCCACTGAATAAATTTTTTGTCTTCTTCAATTTTTCTGTGTTCTTTATAAGGATCAATTTTTTCATGAGATTCATATAACTTTTTTGCTCCATCGAAAAGATACCAAAAATCGTTTTCATTATAAACCCAAGATCGAGTTGTTGAATCACACAAATGTTCTCTCCAGAAAGCATTTACGTATTTATCTCCACATGTTGTACAATATCTTACAGAAGCTGTTGAATCTGGTTGTTCACACTTATTTGTCACTATAATGTCCGTAGTTGTTCCGCAAATATAACATTCTTTTAAATTTGTCTCGCAAACATAACCATGACACTTCTTTAACATTTTTATCCTTCTCTAATCAATTCTGCAACTCTATTCGCAACGATGCTCCCATGACATTTATAAGGATTCTTACAACCACAACTGATTGTTATTTCTTTCTTTTTCTTGAGCAATTTTACGATCTTTTGTGATTGTTTGTCAACTGTCTTCACATATTGAGAATATCTCTTTAGCATCCTTGAACGTGGATTTCCAACATCAATAATACTTTCAAGCTTTAAAAATTCCTTTGGAATCTTGATATTCTTTTTCTCGAAGTTGTTGACAACAATTGTATAACCACTTACTTTAATAACCATTTGAACATCATTCTATCAATAAATGGCTTCAGTTGAAATCAAGAATTTTTATTTAGGAGAGCAAGAATCATCACTACAATAAATAAATTTATTTTCTAATTTTTTGAGAAACACTTATTGCCTCCTTGGTATCAGCAATAATTTTCATCGCTTTTGCTTTTGCTTCTTTTCGTTTTCCACGACAGTCTTTGCATCCTGTACATAGGTCAAACAATTCTTCTCTATATCCTGGGCCTTTCCAATATAATCCGGTGCCACCACAACCAACAGGCTCTCTGATTCGGTTTTCCCACTCTTCAATTTCTTTCCATTCCTTTTTTGTTGGTTCATCAGAGAACGAAAATTTATCAAAACGTGAAGTTTGGTCTTCAACGTACTCTTCAATGCACTCCTCAACAATTATTCCATCTCTAAGTACCAATTCAAATCTTTTCACGTTAAATCTCTACGCTTATTTTACTCTTCAGTTCTTGTTTCTTGTAGTTCGCTGCATGCGGTCATAAGTGCTTTTCTCCAGATGCGTTCACGTTCATCAGCAAGATATAGTTCCTGTGCTAAGCGTTCAATAGCACTTGCCATTTGTTTCTGGTCTGTTTTTTCGAGAACAAGAGCAATAGCCTTCGCGTTTTCTATTGCTCGCAATACAGATTCTCGCATTTTTTCTCCTCCTCAACAATTACCCCATCTCGAAACCATTGAACCCAAAATCGTTTTCCACACTTATCGCATTGTTCTTCTCGTGGCTGTTTATTCACAACATCGAAGAAGTAATCATCAGCATATCCCCATAACTTAATCGAATGTTTGATATTGTATTTTGCAAGATCTTCATCTTTATGAAGACAAGAACAATCGAATCTAAAAAGTATATCTCGGCCTCCTACTAGTTCAAATCTTTGTTTCATTTCTCACCATTTTCACAATTTCATCATAATCATAATGGAAAAAATAGTATTCACCTACAGTAGAAGTATGAAGGTATATTTCTATTATTGTATCTCTTTTTATTATTTCATCAAATATCTCTTTGTAGGAATTGTTGGCAAGCTCTTCATCAAGAAGTTTTAGATTTGAAACATACTCTTCGATGTTCTGATTTAATTCTCTGTGGTAGTTAATATTGATGGTTATAAACGGAAACTTTGAAATAACATCTCTCATCAAAAATCTCCGTCATCTACTTGGATACAAGTTAGACCAAGATCGTGCCTGACCATCTGAACTACAACAGAACGGTCATCGATCCATATTTCCACAAAATATTTCCCTCTTATGTGTTCATCAAAGAGTTCTTTCTTAACTATCGAATCTTTTCTATTATCATCATCTTTGCGCACAAAAAGATCAAACGATATTTCATTTCTAAGCATATTTATAAAAGGTTGAGTCATTACATATTTTGATATCCAAGTGAGAGTATCTTTCTTTGCTGCTTCTTTTCTACCTGAGAAGAATATAATATGAGGTATACTATTTTGAAAATCATTGTTTGCACTCAATTCAAATTTAACATCTTTCCCCAAACAGTAGTTGTGGATTATTTGAATTATTTCTTCTTTCGGAATATCTAGGAGAACTTTTGTTGCATCATAAATGTCTCTATCGCCTTTTTCGGCAATCGTTCCATCGATATCACAAATGATGCAATGGGGAAGTGAGGGATCTTGATCGAGTTTCTTTACATTCTTTAGAGGAGCGATATACTTGTTGTAAAATCCTCTAATCACTTTTTGACCAACATGTCCGACAGTTCTCTTGTTATCTCGATCAATTGCTTCAGAAAGAGAAATATCAAAGGACTTCACCTCAAGTTCATATTCATTTTTGCACTTGAGACACCCAGAACACTTGCCCCAATTTGTATCTATCCCATCTGGAGTTCTTACGATACCAGTTCCATCACATTCATTCGGTTTGTCTGGATCAATATTCATTGACTTATCAAACCCGAGTCCAATATCAAAATTCCACTTCTCAACGATTTCTCTTATTCTCTTTTCGTGCTTGGGATCCAAGTTCGTGTCATCAATTATAATGTTGTAACCATCTTGCATAAACTGATTAATGAGAAGATCTCTAATCCTTAGAACACATTGTTCATTCTTCTTCGACCACTTGTTGTTATCGAGCATGAGACGGAGATCATCTTTGTTAATTCGCTTCCACTTTTCCGGTTCTTTATCGATAAGTTCGCGAGCCCAGTTTGTTTTACCAGAAGCGGGCAGTCCTTTGCACAATATTAATTTTTTTGTCATTCATCCTCCGACATTCTACGAGCTGCACGGATGGCGATGTTGATCTCGTCAATGGCCGTTTTCAGTGCCGCAACGTAGTCATCAACGGGACACCTTACGGCTTCCATCTGGCGAAGGAAGTCCTGTACGATCTTATCGAACTTTTCGTCGTTGCTCATCGGATTACCATTATACAATACGGAACAATTTCTGTCAATAATGTGTCTTTGGATTTTAAATTAAACTTTGCGATTTCATATTATCAAACCTTTCTATTTATGCTATATACCATATCTAAGAATCAACTTCAATAATAATTAAAACATGGAGGTAATAACATGTTCAGATTATCGGTAGAAACCATAGAAACAATCAAAAAGGAATTCGAATCCGGAATTAGCTGTAGTAAACTTGCCTGGAAATACGACGTTGACAGGCATACGATTTACAGATATCTCGGAAGAAAGAAATATCCATCAGCAATAAAAAGAGATCAGAAAAGAAAATCAATTTATTTGTTAACAGAAACAGAAACTAATGGAATTGTTTCAGACTATGTCAATGGTATGAGTGGTGTCCAAATTCAAGATAAATACAATATTGGCCAGTGGACTATTTATCGAATGTTAAAGAGAAATGGGGTCAAATTGCGACCAGCATCTGGTCATAGAATTTATCAACTTGATGAATCATATTTTGAGATTATTAATACTGAGGAAAAAGCGTATGATTTTGGTTGGATATGCGCTGATGGCGGCGTGGATAAATATCCAACTTATTGTTTACAAATTGGAATAGCTCAAAAAGATAAACATATGCTTGTTGAATTTCTAAACAGAATCAAATCAAATTATAAAATACGTGATTTTTTCGGTAAAGACAAATCTGGAAACAAAAATGTTCCAAAATCTTCCATTTGTATATATTCTAAAAAAATGGTGTTAGATTTGGAAGCGAAAGGTTGTTGCAACGTTTATAACGAATCAATTAAAACTTATAATCTAAAATGGCCAACATCAGATATTGTCCCTCCGCATTTAATGATTCATTTTTTCAGGGGGTATTCCGATGGTGATGGGTCATTTTATTTAAATAAAAACGATAGAATAGGATTTGATTTTTTATCCTGTTATGATTTTTGTGAGGGAGCGCTCAATTGGTTAAACAAAGAATTTAAAATACACAAAACCAAAATATGTTTTAGTAAAAACATTAACAATGTTAAATATGGCGGTAGAAGACAAGTATCACAAATTTGGCACATATTATATGATAACGCGACAATTTGGCTCCCAAGGAAAAAGGATTCAATTAAAGATCATTTATCGTCATTAGAAGATATTGCCAAGGGGAAGCACAACCATAGATTTACGAAAGAACAGAAACAAAATATTATAAGTGAATATCTCAATTTGATTAAGACAATTAAACCAGAAACAATAATTAAGCCACATACAATATCGGGCGCGGCTTGTGTTATTTTAATGGGGAAATATAATATATCAAGCGGGAGAATCAGAGAGTTGGTGAGAAACCCTAAGCTTTGCGATTAATCGACTCCTCAACGGTAAATCCATTTGGATAACGTTCGTGAAGTTTTTTTAGATTTCGTTTCATAACTTCTTCTAATGACACACCCAATGCATGGGCCAACAATGCGCTATACCACTCGCTATCTCCAAGTTCCAAAATTAATTTGTCGATTTTTTCCTGTGTAAGTGGGTGACCTTGATATCCTATTTTTGTTGTTATACTAGCAATTTCTCCAGCCTCACTACACATAGACATCGTTGAATAGAGCAACTTAGTTAATTGATCATTTTTGTAAAGCCACGGACCTGACACTGCATTGGCTAATTCACGATATCGTTCAATTTCAAGGGGTTTTGTGTCATCCCACTCCAAGGATAATAAATCCCTTGCATCAAAGTCAATAAGCATACCATCAATTTCCAACGAATACATAGCGACAATTCCCGACATGTATCTTTGTCGGAGTGTGCCACGTTTTCCAGCAAAATCTTTTAAATTAGGATTAACCACAATATACTTGTTTTCATTATATGTCATTATTCCTCCCACCACGATCCAGTTTCTTGATATCCTTTTCTTTTTGCGGCTGAAATATAACTTCTAGTGTTCGTATACCAATCTTCTGGAAGCGGAACGATATTATCTGGTCTTCGTATAACACTTTTTAGTTCTTTTTCTCTGAGCGGTTCTGATATTCCGACTTCTTCTGCACGAAGGACCATAGTCGAACACCAGAGAAATCTCAGTTTCACAACATCACTTTCTTGAACTCCACAAGTGATATTTGGATCTTTCGAGAGATATTCAGTAATTGCAATTATCGGTCTGCTCTTGAACTTCGCCTTAAATGATCTCTTAAGTAACGTTTTGGTGCAGCCATAACCAATTGCACGAGGGAGAAGTAATAGAGTTATTTGATCACCGATGAACAGCTTTCGAAATTCATTATAGCCTGCATTTGTGAGATGATTTCCAACAACTCTTATTCCTTCTTCAAACGATTTTTGAGCACCCCAAATGTTACTCTTTGGATCGAGAGGAAAAACATTGAAACGTCCAATTTCATCATCTAGTTTATATTTTCCAGTAAGACAGGTTTGTCCGAATTCGGGATATTTCGTTTCTGCATATGGCTTATCAAATGACTCGTGCCAAATATATTCAGCCATAATTGCGGGATCGATAATTGCATCGAGTTCTCGAAGTGTTTTTCCATGTTTTACGAGAACAACTTTTTTAGCATTCTCTATACATTCGTCAACTTGTTTCTTAGCTTGTTGCTGAACATCACTCCAAGACATTAATAATTCTCCAAAGCGTTATCACTGTCGTGTTCGTAGTAATCAAGAAATTCGTCATCATAACAGTAATGCAATTTATGCTCGCTACAACTAACATTCAAGCACATGTTCATATAATCATATTTTTCGTCTATTGATCCTTTTTCTATTACAACGCTATTACATTTCTTGCAAACTCCATCATCCCACCAACTTATTTCTAAACCTACTTTTTCTAACTCTTCAAGCGCAGATTTTACATAAGATAATGAACACTCTTGTTCAGATACATCTTCTGACCAGCATTTCCTATAGCTTTCTACTTCTTTTTGAACTTCTTCTGGTGTCATATATTTTTCTATACATGTCATGTGATAAACTAAACAATGTTTTCTAAAAATTGAGTCAGCTTCATCAGAAACAGTTTTTGGAATTATTCGTTGATACCTAAGTTTCAATACAGTTTACTCCATTTTTAATTGTGATCTAATTTTAAGTCTACTACAAAATTCTCTTTCTGTTAATACTGTTTGTGAAGCATTATTTTTACCAATTGAGTGTGTAAGAACTGCATCGTTTGTTGCAAGAAGTGCTTTTTTGAACCCTTCATTTTTAGACAATGCATCATATGCTCTATCTAAAAGACTCTGATATTCTTGACTGTGACGATCAATTTCCTGTCCTTGCCAATATAAAATTTGATGTTTCCACCACTTCTTTGGCTTGCCTTTAAATTTGGCTGCTAAACCAACAAGAGTACATACATGTTTTTGCATTTCAGGGTTTGCAAATTTAAGAGATTGAAGAAAACCTTCCATACTATTACAGTTTATTCCATCAATTACAAATGGATGAGGAGCAAAATTAGACAATGAAGAAGCTGGATACCCTTGTTTTGAACCTATGTCCATTCATTTACTCGTCATTAAAAAAGAAAAGAAGTGTAATAAAAATAAGAATAAATATCGATACCGGAAACCATAAAGGTGCAAACACCCAAAACCATGGCCAAGTAATCACATTTGTGAGTTTAAGAACAAGAAAAGCTATGAATAGTGCCGTAAACAAGCTGATCTTCATTTTTTGTTAATACGAGATGAATATGTTGTAGTAGTTTTGGTATTATTTGCTTCATCTGGATTGAGATCAATCGTTGTCAATTTTCCCGTTGTCCATGTCCAGTTGCCTTCACCACCACAAATGTCCGGTGTTGCATATGCCGTTACTGTTATACCATAATAAACAACATGTGGTGGAACATATGGATTAATCCATGGAGAAGGTTTATATTCTAGCTCCTTGTTTGCAAGCATCCCCTTTACTTCTTCAATACGTTCAAGGATCTTCTTAAATGCAGCATCCTCAATAATTTCTTCAACATCTTGTTGTATACTCGTTGAAACTCGAACAATGTGTTCATTATCAAGAGATTCACACTTGCCAAAATCATCAGGACCAATTGTTAACACTATGCTATCGGAATCGAGGTCTTTATGTAGCTTTTCACTTACTTTTTGAAGCGACTCAATTGTTTTAAATTTGAAACTCATTGTCGTTGATGGTTTATCGAGCTGCGCTGTAAATATACCAACAGTAAGAATATGAATGTTATTTATTTTTGTCATTTCTCTATAACTCCATTAATCAACTCTTCTTTCATGATAAGACATTTTTCTCCATTAATATCTATTTCTTGGCCAGACCATTCACCTAAAATTATTTTATCGCCCGCCTTCACTTCTGGCGCAACTCTACGACCATTTCCGAGAATTTTTCCCGGCCCAACAGCAACAACATATCCAATTGTGCTTTTCTTTTGTGCTGTCGGCGGAATGATGAGGCCGCCTGGAGTTGTTTCTTCGCTCTTTTCTCTTCTAATGATGACAAGATCAAATAACGGCTTTATTGTCTTATATGGCTCACGATCAAAGTAAAGATCTGTATCTCTCGGATCTTTTTCAATATCAAACATTTCTTTTATTCTCCTTTTTTATTATTTCCCTTAACCTTTGCAAGTATATCATTGGCGTATTCAATTTGTGTATTTGAATCACGTAGTAAGTCTAATATCCTAGAATTCATATGATATTGTAATTGTCTAAGAACATCCTTGTGCGCAATATTTTCTTCTAAATTTTCTATTGTTTTTAATTCACTCCACAACTTTATTGCTTGTATTTTTAATGCAGTGGCAGACTTTGCCATTCTTTTTATTGCTGAAGTTACTTTAACTATTTTATTCCTTGTCACAATTCCTCCGCATCATTTTTGAAATGATCATATGGTCAACATACAATTTTTTGTTTATGTGTTGTTCAGACATCGATGCATTGTACTCAGATGATTTCATTTTATTTTCATATTGATAGGCGTGATACATCTCATGTATTAAAACACACACAAACCCAATTGTTGATTTTGGGTTTAGTGTTTTTTTGTTTATTGTTATGAAATGACATGGCCCATACTCTGATTCGTGTTTGTCATACCATATGTATTCACCGTAATCAACAATACTACCAACAATAGATATGACCATTGGTTTTTTAATGCGAAGATAATTATTGATCCAATTACAAATTTGTAGTAATGGAATTTTATGTCCACGTTTAGGACATTTCAGGATTTTAATTACCAAGGTATTTCTATGGCAACAATTTTAATTTGTGTATTGTTTATTTTTTTGCGTGCTACAATTTCAAAACCACATTTTCTAATTTCATTATATAATTGCTTTGTTCTAATATTGTCTTTATTTATCACAAATGTACAACAGTTTCCATCATCAAATGACGAAACATAATTTTCGTATTTTTTGTTTAATGGGGTAAAATTATCTAATGTATCATGAAGATTATCCAATTTAGTTCTAAACATGTAGTGGTGTACCTCCTCCTGTAATAATTTTAACTTAAAAGGATTTGTCGCTGAATGGCTCTACGAATTTCTTATGCACCCTGGTGATGGTTTCCGATATCTCCGACTTGTTATTATTATCAATCTTAAGTTTTTGTATGTTATAGTAATCTCCTTCCATAGAAACGATTCGGCCCAATTTCCAATCAGAAAACAAATCTAATTTCCACCAAACAATATTATCCATGATTTTCCCCAGTTGCAGGAGGGAGAATTGAACTCCCGACATGGCGAATATGAGTCGCCTGTTCTACCGCTGAACTATCCTGCATTGCTTGGTTTTGTACCAGTCATTCTATATCTTTGTATGTTTTTCATAATGCTATTATATTTTTTTAAATATACCTGACCAAACTCCAGTGAAATGGCATCACAAATTTGATTGGATAATTGTTTTCCTTGTTCAATCTGCGCCGCGTGTGCTATTTCGTGGATTAGTGTTTCAATAAAAGATTTCTTTGATTTTAGTTCTCTCACATTAAAAACTATTTTATGATACGATTCCTTATTTTCATATAAAGCAACTGCAACAGTATCAATTAATGCAATTTTGTTGGTTGAAAATTTTAATGTAATTGGTTTGTCTATATTAAAATCCGATGCGATTTCTACAGCAATTTCTGCAATACAGTGTCTTTGGATTGGATCGGTAATATCATAAACCTCTACCAGAGGAACTCCAACATATTTACAAGACAGACCAAGCTGTTTTTGTATTTTCCTTACGGCACGTTTCTCCGTCAGACACACATTTATTCTTGTTGTCCCTAAACACCTAGCAATTTCGACATGTGTCATATATCCCCATGCCTTTATGGCACAAAAAATACAATTATTATACTTCTTGGCGTAGGGATGCGCCAGATAAAATCGTTCGTCTTTTGGTGATATATTATGCGTGCAAGGGCCGACTTTTATGTCTTTGGGCTGCTCTGCATATAATATTAAATCCGCCATTAATCCTCATTCGTTGAAATAAATTACACCCTCTGTATTGTGCGAAATAGTAAAGTGGGCCTTTCGAACCCCAACAATGGCCAATTGCCTCTTGCAAATGGGACACGGCTCTGCATTTGCTGCACAAAGATTCTTAGTAATCCTTGCAACATACAAAACTGCACCCCTAGTAATGTCTTCTGAAAGATGTGCGACGCAATCAAGCTCAGCATGAGTACATCGCCGAAAGGGTTTCTTTTCCCGTAATTCTCGCGACAGTCTTTGAACAATCGGATCAGTTTTCCTCTTATTTGTCCCTGTACTAATTACGTTTCCGCCACGCACCAATACTGCCCCAAGAGCAAATGTCTTGGCGGGGTTATTCTGCCAGTTCTTCAGAGCAACCTTACAAGCCACTCTTAGCCACCTATTCATAATTAGATGATATCATAGATGATATGTTTCTGTCAACATTATTTAAATTCATCCCGAATCCACCCAATAAAAAAATTACGATCCTTTACACTATCCGATTTAAGCATGGAATGTATTGCATTGTGAGAACACACCACAGCCATATCATTAATATCATTATATATCGGATCTAAAGATAAAAATTGATTAAATGAACCCATTGATAACCTATATGTCATGTTTTTGAAATTGTAAAAATGAAATCCTTTTGCATGTCTTACTATAATCCAGAAACCAGAATTACACGTCTGGAATTTCGAATTGACTTTGGTCTTTTTCTTGTTCCTGATCCTTTTTATTGGCTTCTTCGATTTTTTCAATGGCAATGTTTATTTTCAATTCTGTCAATTTATATACAGTCAAATTCTCCGCAATTTTTAGTGCCAAATCATTAATGTTGTTGACAACCGTTAATTCACCATTATTTGTTTTGATCAGAAACATTCTTAATGCGTTCCTTTTCCGCAAGTATATTATTTCGTAGTTCTTGGTTTATTTTAACATCTTGCTGATCGAAATTAAATTTGCATATATTGGCCATTTTTTCAATAATATTAGTAACTTCACTCATTTTTTTGCTTTCAATCTCTTGAGATTCGGCGTCTGATAGCATAATCCTGTTGTACGAAATTAACAGTTCTCGTATGCTACCGATTTTACCCTCTAAAATCTCTCTAGTAGTAATATCTTTTTCAATTAAAATAGAACAGACAGCTAAAATAGTGGCATAATTTTCTGTTGGACTCATGGCATGTCACTCCAATCTATTTTGACTTAATTGTAGTTTTCTTCTCTACGAACAAATTGAACTTGCATTTATTCCTATTTGATTCTTTATTTGACACATTACGGTTAACTTGCGCATGGTTGCATCTAAAAAATGCAAATGGTTTACTAATTTGTCTGTTTATATTTATTTCGGCTATTCCATGCTTTATCATCCAAACAGTTCCAAATGCACAATTTGCGCAGATTGGATAATTTGGATCTCCTCTTCGATTTGTACTGGACGCGGTTTTAATTTCTGTTTCCATTTTTATTTCTATCTCCTTGAATAAGAATCATAACAAAATTTATGTGTTCTGTCAACTGTATTTTTGGACAATTTTGGTACTTTCTTGTTTATTAATTAGAGATGCCCCATTATCGGTTGTACTTTTCCCGTCCTCATTAAATAAATACAACCCAAGTTTTTCTTTGAGATGTGTAAATTTCGCATTGGCTTCTGATAATCGAATCCAGAAATCCCAATCTCCAGCACTTTGAAATGATTCATCAAAAAGTCCAATCTTGTTTATCCACTTTTTTCTCCACATTGGATAGTGCCCACCGTAACAGTATTTCTTTAATGATTCTTTATCATATTCCGGCCAATTAAGCTCCCCTATTCTGGTGTGTTTTTCAAAAGTTTCATTTGGAGTTTTTGTGACAAAAGAATCAGAATAAACAAAATCATTTTCATTAATTTTTGCATACAATTTCATAATGGAATCTTTGGCAAACCTATCATCAGCATTCATATTTATTACTATATTCGCCTTACATTTTGACAGTGCTTTGTTCCATCCTTTATATATTCCATCTTTAAGTGGATGTTTGTTTGTATAAAATCTAATCGGTGATTTAATTTTTTGAAAATATTCTACAATTTCAACCGTTTTGTCCGTTGATCCACCATCATATATAACAACTTCATAATTTGGAGCATTGAAAGATGTAACATTCTCTAAATAATCTCTTATATAATTCTGTGAATTATATGTTGTGCAGAATATCGAAATTTCTGGTCGTTGATTTTGCAATTCGCACAACAGTGTCTTTTTTGCTTTATCAAAAATTGAATCGAAATCAATGTTATCTTTGTTCCACCATTCTTCACGAGCATATCCAACAAGTTTATTTGTTATCACCTTTTTACCGAGGTATTTTGCTTCAAATATCCATCTTGATGCACTCTCGGTGAGTTTTGGAATAAAAATAATTCCTTCCGATTGTGCTAATTTCTTCATAAGATCTGGCCACTTAAGACCAGCGATTAATTCATATTCAAGTCCATTTTTCACAGCATATTCAACAGCACCTTGAGTATTTTTGTGATAATGTTGTGAATTAAAAATTAAATATTTACCATTCGACGATTTAATTTCTTTTAATTCGTTAAGTAATTTTAATTCTTCTCTTCTCCACAAATTTGTACCAAGACATACATTGTTACAATATATATTTAAGTCAAACAACTGATCATGGAATTGAGTCTGGGTAAAAATAACCTGGGCAAAAAAATAAAACATGTGAACAAATGAATTCCTAGAATAACAATTACAAATTAATGATGAGCCGTGCAGAAATGGATTACGATGTACACAATATTTTGCATCATTTTCAACAATGAAATATGTAATTTCGTCATCAGTTAATTTATTGACTATAGATTCGAATGTTTCCCTGCTTTTAATTTTGGCAAAATTGGAGAAAATATATGTATTATTTTTATTAAATGATTCCGCACCCACTTGATCACTTTTCAATTTATTAACTGAATATCCACTGTCCGTAAGCACTTCCATGATCGCAGCATCATTTAATTCTGCACCACCATTTAATTCTTCCACAAAAAAATCAGAAACCCACGTAATTTGTTTTGTATTATTTATCATCATCTTTGTATTTCTCCATCATTTGTTCTATTTCATCTATGTTTTTGTCATAATATAAACACAATGCGCATCCTATACCAAAAAATATTGCAAAAATTTCAACAATTGCTAACATAACAAATGATAATCCGTTAATAGGTTGAATAATATATCCCAAAGCAATACAGGTGACAAACAACAATATAAATGACAAAAATTTTCTAAGCATTGTTCTCCCATGCTTCCGATGCCAATGCTAATAGTCGATATTTTTGTTTTTCGCTTTTATATTTTAATGATAAGCGATAATATTTTGTTGGTGCCCATACCAATGATGCCAATTCCACTGTAAAATATCCAATATTAGCTATTTTCCTAGCTGTTTTTAATGGACAATCAAAAACAATGTAAAATTCATCCGGATTTCCATGACCACCACACGATAGAATTGTTTTTATTCCAATAGATGTCATCTTATTTACAAAATAATTAACATCTTTATCCAACGATATCTCATGTTGATATACGGGAACATTTAAATTTGGTTGTATCGATACAGTCTTTTTTCTTTCTCTCCACCATGGACTATTTTTTATAATTTTTGCTATTGTCATACGTAATCACTTTCTTGTGGAGTGGGGAGAATTCTGTAACTCAAAAGGATTGGATTTTTATGACGCAACTATTTCTTCAAGATTTTCGTTTTTAAATATTGAATCGGCAATAGTGTTTTCATTTTCTTTTAAAAGGTTATATTTATCGAAAATTTCGTAATATTTATCTTCTATTACTTTGATATTTAATGTTTCGCGAATTTTGGCACCAAGTTCTTCCGCCCATTTTTTAGGAATATCATAATTTTGATACATCTTTTTTAAGTGTCTTACAGCTTCAGCATGGTCTGGAAACCACCATCGGTTGCCTTCAGCGAATATGTCATTTTTAATACCACTTTCTTTAAGTTCACATGGTATTTTTATCCACTTCCCGAGATTAAGAAATTCCGTATGGGCTGTGGCATTTGAAGCAATGATTGGCTTATTACAAGCTGCTAAATCTTGAATACACAACCCGTATCCCTCACCATGTGTTAAAAATACTCCTGCTTTGACTCTAGTATCTTTATATAATTGCGCCAACTTTTTATCCGGCATGTGTCCATGTACCAAAATAATCTTTGGAAATTGATCATATTCTTTAACAATGCTTTTAATTTTATTAATTGTATGTGTCTCGTCTATGTATGATGCGCCAATGGAACTAACTTTCATAACCAGCCCGATTTGTTCTTTATCAGGATGATCTCGGAAAGCCTCTTTAAATACCCTAATAATACCTTCAATATTTTTTCGATCTATTCCAATACCCCATTGTCCAGACGTAATAAAACAAAATGGTGGCAAATCTAGATCAATATCAGATTCATGTATGTCGTTAAAAATCGATGTATCAACAGATTCTGGAATTACTTCTATTGGAACGGTACACTGTAGCATGGACCCATCGCTTCCCTGATATTTAGTATTTATAAATGTGGATTTTGTAAATTCTGACGGAACAATCATAAGATCCATTTCATTTGCTTTTATAATCCACTGAGGAGGAACTCTGTCGCATTCAACACCAGCAGTTATACCAACACTTGCAGGGGCCATTCTTTGGAATTCCGGAGGGACTGATATAAATACTGATATGTCCGGTTGAATTTTGGCCTGCTGCCACGAATATGATTTTCCAACCAAGCCAATAATAAATGATTTTTCAGGAGAATCTTTTTGAGAAATAAACGGCACCTCTCCCCACCTAAGCGGGCGGGCCACCACATCAAGCCCACACTTGCCGGTTAGTGCATATAACACTTGACGGCTATGTACGCCATATCCACTATTGCTAAGAACTGGAGCCGTAAATACCACTTTTTTCGCCATTCTCTTCCTCTCTCCTTTGTTTGATATTATATCATCTTACCATGCTATTGTAATTCTTAGGTTTCATAATTATTAATCTTGACTAATACATACTTTTCATGATATAATCGGGGTATGAAGTCAAAGGAATGGTTTTCTGTTGATAAAGACGGACTCGCTAAGATCCTGTCGCGGAAAGGCATCGAATTCGCTCTGTTTGAATTAATTCAAAATGCTTGGGATCAGGATGTTACCAAAGTTTCCGTTTCCCTTCGTCCCGAAAAAAATGGCAAGGTAATCATTACTGTTGCCGATGATGATCCCGCTGGTTTTTGCGATCTAACACATGCTTATACTTTGTTTGCGGAATCGGTTAAAAAGTCCGACCCTCTGAAAAGAGGAAAATTCAACCTCGGAGAAAAGTTGGTTTTTGCTCTTGCAGAATCAGCTACTGTTATGACCACGACTGGTTCTGTTGAATTCAACAAAAATGGTAGATACAATTCTTCTGTAAAAACCGATACTGGATCAATTATTACCGTCCTACTGAAGATGTCTATCGAGGAAATTGATCGAATTAATTCCAAAATTAATACGCTTATTCCTCCTGTGATTACATACTTCAATGAGACAGAAGTTCCAAAGCGGGTTCCTGTTGCCACATTTGATGCTGTACTTGATACTGAAATCTCCAATAAAGATGGTTACTTGAAAAAGAGTCCAAGGAAAACAACTATCAATGTTTATGAACCCAAAAATGGTGAAACTGGAACTTTATATGAAATGGGAATCCCGGTTGTAGAAACCAGGGATAAGTGGCATTACGATATTCAGCAGAAAATTCCGTTAAATCTTGATAGGGATAATGTACCACCTCAATATCTTCGAACTCTCCGAACTTTGGCATTTAATGCATTGTTTGATAAAACCACCAAGGAAGATGCAAACAATTCATGGGTTCGCGATGCTCTGTCGGATTCTAGGTGTTCTGATGATGCTGTAAAGGCTGCAATCAAAAACCGATTTGGTGAAAAGGTCGTTATTTATGACAGCAGTGACCCGGAAGCAAATAAGATTGCAGTAAGTAGAGGATATACAATTATTCATGGTGGCCATTTAAGTGCAAATGAATGGGAGAATGTTCATCGATCTAATGCTGTTCTACCAGCAGGCAAAGTAACCCCAAGTCCAAAGCCCTATAGTGAGAATGGAGATCCCCTTACCATTATTCCACGCGAAAAGTGGACCCAACCAATGTGTCAGGTCGAATCTTTTGCCATTGATATGGCACGATATCTATTTGGCCATTCAATTGTAGTGTTATGGGTAAACGAATTCTCGTGGAATTTTGCCGCAACATATGGTAATGATGAACTGACACTTAATAAGTGCAAAATTCCACAATCATTCTATAAGGATGAAATTACGACAGATATGCTAAGCTTGTTAATTCACGAATTTGGACATGAACATTCGTCAGACCACTTATCGTCACAATACCACAAAGCACTATGTAATATTGGTGCAAAAATGTTCATGTGGAAACGCAATTAAGTTACAATTCCTGATATTTTCTTTAATTTCTCAACCATTATTGGATCAATGTTTGTAGTAATTGGAGATTTTTCGCGCATATTCATATCATAAATTTGTTTTTCTTCATCAGTTGGTGGTCTAATTGGGATCATGCTCATATTCTCAATTTTTATATTCGGAACTTCATTCATAATTGGTACAAACATCATACCACCATCTTGTCCTCTAGCTGGAAGGGGAATGACTTCAAATGCATCTTTAATACAATTATTGTGTTCTGTACTTTCTCTTACTCCAATAATTTTCTGACCAAATAAATAAAATATCTCAATTTTTTCTGACATTTTTTAGTCCTTTCTTTTATTCATATGCATTAATACCAATTTTTATTTGTGGATATCCATCCACCGCTACGTTTCCTTCTGTCGAAGCCACAATTTTTGTTTTACCAGATTTAGATTTGCCAAATCTTTTAGTCAAATCAATTTCAATTACTAGAATATGATCTTTACGTTTCATTGTTATGTTTTTCATTAGATTATGTGTGTTCTCCAGGGTTTCCAATGATCATATGGTGGCTTCCCATAGCTTTGAATAACTTCTTGAATTTTCTCATCCCAGGTCGAAATCATTTTATCAAAATTAAAATGTTGTACTGTCCATTCGCGGGCAATTTGACCACGCCGTCTACATTCTTCACGACCCAATTTATAAAAATATTCAAGAGATTCAACAACCTGTTCATGTGATACTCTATCTTCAGCAATTGTGTGAATTTGTTGTGATCCTACATATGTTATTACTGCTGGTTCTAATGAAATTCCCCAACGATCCTCTTCTTTCATTTCCGGATCAATTTGATCTTGAAGACCACCAGTTTTATTATTGATAGTGCAACATCCGGCATTTCTTGCTTCTAATGCGCTTAGTCCAAAGCCCTCTGCATAGGCGATGTTTAGTGTTACATCAGCTATATTATATAAAATATTCAACTTTTCTGGCGGTATTTTATCAGTAGAAAACATAACACAATCCTGAGCATTAAATTCATTCATAACTTCTACGAGATTTGGTCCCTCCTGATCACCAGGATTACAATGCATAATGAGTTTTATTTTTCCAGGATATTTATCGGCCAGCATTTTTGTTGCATAAATAACATCTGATGGATTTTTTCTTCTTGCATTTCTATTGTTCCAAAATATAACAAATCTGTCAACATTATCTTTCCCGAGAAGCATCTCTTTGTGTTTTATAATTTCCGCTTCCGACAATGGTTTAAACAGATCGTGTGGAACGGCATGTGGAATATATGCGGATCTAGTTTCATGTCCAAGTTTGGTAACACAATTGTGGGTCAATTTCGAAATGCAACCAAGGAACGTTGTCGATCTATAAAAATCATTATTAAATTTTGGTGGCGGATAATTGTCCCATATGTGATTATAAATTATCGGACATTGATTGAGAATTTCATCGGACATTTCATATAGCCAAACCCAAAAGCGAGGATCTGTAAAAATAAAAAGTGCATCTGGTTTTTCGCTATCAATTAACATTCTAAGAAACATCTTGTCGCCGAAACCATCTTTGGGAAATATTACACAATCATCACCCCATGGGTCTACTTTTATGGGGGTATAGTTAGGATGCTTTACTGCCCCTCCGACCATGCGAAGGGTATATCGTCCGGTGCGTAGTAGCCCTTCAGCGATATAGCGCATTTGTGTACCGACTCCTGACGGCACAAGCATAATATCACTTAAACACACCAACTTAGTTTTTTGTGTCATTCTGACTCCTTATCATTTTATAACACGAAGCGAAGTAGTTTTCGTCTAGTTGATACTTTCTGGCCAAAATTATTCTTTCGTTTCCATTTCATCCGTTTCATTTAGTACGTTGTCGATCTCTTTTGTAACATCATCTATGGCTGGTTGTGCTATTTCTGTTTCCGTAACAATGGGTAGTGTTAATTGTTTCTCCGACCTTTTAATGTGGTATTTAATCGTTGGAATAGATACACCAAATTTCTTGGCAATAGATTTATACGATTCTCCCCCCTCCCTGGATTTTATAATTTCGGTTATCTGCTCTTTTGTTAATTTTCCATTTTGAGTTGCCATTTTTTCTATTATCTCCTTTTCATCACACATTGTAATATCCTCATTCAAAATTGTTATTTCATTATTTATATAACTTTTTATTATTTTTGCTACCAACATTTTTAAATCTTTGGAATCTAGCTGTTCACCTACAGTTTTCTGTAAATCAATAAGTGATTGTTGAAATTCCGAATCGACATACAATTCATCAATAGATAATTGTTCTTTCTGTTTAAAAGATGGTGGGGGAGGTTTATAATCATGTATATACTTACCTATTGTTTGTGGACATGAATTATATTCTTTGGACAATTCCCTAATACCGGCTCCATTCCTAAATTTTTCACTAATTTCTCGTATCTGCTGTTCATCAAACCTAGGGGGAAGATCAGTATTTTCTCCAGCCGCAAACAATTTTGCCACAATCGCAGATTTATTTACATTATATAAATCAACCAATTCAGGAATACCCGTTCCTTTCCTGAACCTTTCAATTAGTTCATCCCACTGTTGTTCTGTCAGCGCCACCTAAGAATTATATATGAACATTCAAAAATTGTAATTTTACCACAACATAGAAACGATTTTTTCGCCAAGTTTTTTATCAAGATATTCAACAATCGTATTTATGTCTTCTTCCGACATATCATGCATCTTAACAGACAAATCCGTCATTATTTGTTCAATTTTACCAATTATTTGTTCAGCAATTTCTTCCGGTTCGAGCATAGACACAGTTTCCTCATATTCATTTAATTGTTTTTTCTCAGTCATTGACTTTTTATTTTCTAACAATTTTTTAACTTCACTAAGTTTCGTTCTATAAATTTTCGTCATTATCTTACCTTTCTATACATTTTATTACATCCCTGTTATAATTATAATCTATATGGTAAATTATGCCTAAATTTTTATTTGGAAAACCTACTTCTATTGAGCGTAAAGTTACCAAGTTAGTTAGAAAATTGTCCAAGGAATATAATTTTGCATATAGATTAAATCATAGTATTAAAGGTGGTTATAACGTAGATATATTTATACCATCATTTAATTTTGTCATAGAATTACAGGGTGGATACTATCACGCCGATCCAAGAATCTATGAGGGCAAGAAACTAAATGAAATGCAATTACATAATGTATCTCGTGATAAAAGAAAAAGAATATTTTTAGACCAATTATACAATTATATTATTTGGTGGGAAACCGAAATAAATCAAAAAAATTTCGGCAAAGAATTTAACAAAATAATGAGAGAAGCACTGAAAGAAATTTCATTGGGGAATAAATATCAGAAGGAATTTATTTAGGGTGCCCAATTCCATGCTGCCTCATCACCCTTTACATATTTCTCATAAAACTCTTTGCGTTTGCGTTCATATTCCTTCGTACCACGACGAGTTTTTCCACCAAACCATTTTACATAATTGTCAATAACGATTTCTGCTGCTTTACCGCGTGGAATTTGTCCTTTTGCCAATTGATCGGTTAGTTGTTGTAAAAATCCAGCAAATCCACCACGTTCATCATCATAAAAATTTTGTGATTGCTCCCACTCTTTTGTGGATTGTACCCTTTCTCTCATAAATTCAATGAGTGGTGCAAAACGAGCAATTCGTGCTTCTTCACTAGATTTTTCTTTATTCATTTCATCGGACAAGTTGTTTTTAATGAATTCACGTGCCGCTCGTTGCAACATTTCTCCCTGTTTGTCTTCCCGATTTGTCCATCCGCCGCCGGGTTTATACCCCCTGTCACTATTATCAAGATTTGCAAGCCACTTAATATATCCAATATTTGCTTTGGCAATGTTCGAAAGCTTCTGTCCTTTATATTTGCCGAATGGGACAACCGCATCACCAATTAATGATTCTTCTTGTGCCTTAATTTCGGAAGCCATTAATGTTTTAAGATATTCAACAAATTTCTTTACTTCATAACTTCCAGAAGTAATATGTGTTGCAAGATAGACTAAATAGGAAGGGTCGTTTTCTTTTACCCATCCAATTGTTTTCCCTGCATGTTTTTTACCAACGAGCATTGGAGTATTTTCATCGAAAACAATATGTCTACCACCAGTATTGGGATCCAGATCAACATTATAATCTGGAATATAAATTTTTGTTATCTCTAATTTTTGCAACATACCTGGAAGTTTTCTTAACACTTCTTCCCATGATTTGGCAATGTTTGCAATCCATGCCGATCTTCTATTATACCCCACAGACCTTTGTCCCAATGCGTTTGGTTCTCCCTCTTGGTATGCTTCCATCCAATCTGATCTCAGCGTATATAATTTTTTTCCAGCACCATAGGAAATCCAAGTTCCACCTTTTTCATCGAATTCTTTTTCCGGAATAAGAGAAATACCAGCATCAGCAAGTCGTTTTCCCAATTCTTCACTTGCCTCATTTAAGATATTAGAGAATTTAATCATATTTTCCTCTTTGTTATAAATTCATCAACTTCCTGTTTCCAATCTCTTAGGGAATTGAAATTACTTAACCGAAATCCCAATCGGCCCAATGATTCACCGCCCAACCAGCCCACAAATCTCGATTGAAACCTGCCGGAATCAAAACCAACTGTGAAACCTTTATAATAATATGTTGGTGAGTCATAATGTCTATTTGTGCCACCAATTCTGAGAATATCATTCATATAGCTATATTTTTCACCATCTAATGAAATTTCATCAATAACTTGCTGTCTGTGCTCTTTACTTACATGTTTATTTATCGCATCAAGAATTTTCTGTGGAATTGGAATTCTTTCATCTTCATCAGCAGCTTCTACGTTTTCAATTATTTCTTTTAGTTTAATCATTCATTTTCTTTCGCCCATACTTCATTCATCGTTTTTTCTGATACGAATTTCATGAATTTTTCATTTTTAAAGGTTACATTATGAAAAGTAATTGGAAATTGATTAAAAGCCAAACCACGAGGAGACACATTGATTGTGATGTCGTTTCTTGTTGTAAAACCAGTATTGTCAGAAAATTTAAATTTCATAATACCACTAAAACTAACTCCAAATGATCCATTAACAGTTTTATCTGTTACTGTAATTCCATTTTTTGTCTTTTCGCCAATAACGGCAGTTAATTTTTTCATGTTGTTAATTACAAATGCATTGGCTGCATCATCTGCTTGTTGTGTTGCAAATTTTTCAATTTTTTCATTCGCATCGCTACGATATTTGATTTTAACAAGCCGTCCATTTTTATGCCACTTATAATCCCATGGATCACGTTCTTCATTAAATTCAAGTAATGAATCAATAAGACTTGACAACGGAGAGTGTTTAAAAAATGTTCCTGGTGATGCTGTTTCAATTGTTCGTTCATTCATAAATCGATTGGTCATCTTCGTGACCATATTAATATAACTTGTTTTTAATTCTTCTTTATGTTTCTGAATCAAATTGTCGAGTAACAACCTAATTTCGCCGAGAACATTCATAGATTGGCGTGGAGGTTGATAAATTGGTTTTGGTGGTTTTGTAGGATCTAGTCTTCTTCCCTTAGTAATAAATGGTTTTACATCGTCAAAGAGATCTTTAATAACCTTCCACGATTTATAAAGTTCAAGATACTTTTCAATTATCTTGTTGCCCTTACCATCGCCTTTATTGATACCAAGGTATAATTCCGCTATATGGATTAATTTATTGATCGATTGAAAAGTCTGAAACGTGCCACCAAATAACTCACGTTGAGCACGATGTATTGAATCTTCTGGAACTCCCACATATTTGGCAGTGGATTTAGTAAAATCATCGCCGGGTAATCGTTCGCCACGATGATAAGATACAGAACCGATTTCATCAAAATTTCTGCTAAGGGCAAATTTGGCTTCTTTGAAATCTACATTCCAAATAAATTTCTTTTCTTTAGCATTCCATAAAAGATCGACCCATTTTTTGTTTCTCTCTTCAAGAAAAAGGGGGTATTTATTTTCGATTTGTTCTTTAAGAATATTAGAAAATTTGAGCATACTTTAATTATATCATCCGGTGATTCATTCGTCAATATGTTGACAAGAGTATCACAATTGTGGTATTGTTTATTTGAAAGGATAGGGGATAATGTCACGACATCAAGGTCAAACCAGCGTTGAAATCTCAACAACTGTTAATCTTACCGATGATAAGGGTAATGAAACCGAAACCGATGTGGAAGTAACCGTCAAGGCGTATGTGTCGCCACCAGTAAGACCGACAATTCGAATGGATCCGGACGATTGTGACTCTGGAGATTCGGGAGACTTCGATGTAATTTCGGTGATTCGGGATGATACCGGGGAGGACATTACCGATAGGGTTGACCACGAACAATTCTGGGACATGGCAGTCGAGGATGTTAAAGCACAGGACGAAACGGCCTACGAAGATGCCATGGAGGCACGGGCGGAAGCCCGACGTGAACGAGAAGAATACTTTGATGATGGGGAGGATTGATTAAATACCAATGCCGTCACCAATTTGTGTAAAATGTGGCAAAGAAATGCGTTGTAAGAAGAACTCATTTATCGTAACCAACAAAATCTATGTTTGGTCGGGTGATAAATACCAATGTCCAAAATGCGGTATCGAAGTAGTAGTTGGATTTGGCACACCGGCAGATCTAAACAATCCGACATCATGGGCCAAAACTGCTCTTAGTAATGCGAAAGCCAATAATTCCTTCGTAGAAGTTGACAATCTGTAGCTCACACGAACGACTATTCAGTTTCCTCTGGTTTTTTACCACCTAAATAATAAGCTTTCGGTAAGTCTTCGGGACCCCAATCCATAGTTAAATATTTACAATAAAAATTACCTATTATCTCACCATCAATCATACGAATGGAATTTGAATTTAACGAGTCATCGACAAATGTGGTATATTCATATTCAGAATCTTTTGAATAATCCTCACCACCTAGTTTTGGTGGTGCCTCCTCTTTAGTCATCCCATAATGCTTATAATATTTTTTAAGTTTGAGATCTTCCAAATTTTTGGCATCTATTTTTACAACGATATATTTTCCCTCTATTCGTGATACTTTAATACGCAAACCAAATTTAACTAAACCTTTGAGTATCTCTTTTTTACAATTTTTAATACCATTTATGACTTGATCTTCTGATTTCTTAATTCATTTAGTGTGATTCTATAAATCTTCATTTTATTATTCTAATTAATTATACATTTAATTTTTTTGTAGTACATCACACGGACAATGTTCCGTCATATAAAATTCACACCATTTGCATATTTTAGAATTGTGACTTTTGTAAAATTTATTTTTTTCTATCAAATTTATATAATGATGTAAATTAAATACCGCTTTTTTAATTGATTCCTGTCCACTAGGAATTCTTTTAACATTTATTGGTAATTTAGTGTCTTTTTTATTCAAAAATAAATAATCTGTGGTAATTTTTTGTAGATCAACATTGTGTTTTTTCGCCCAAAAATACTTATATAAAAGTGGTTGTGAAATTACTGAAATGTCACGCAATTTTTCAAAATCCCAAGTGGCTTTTGATGTCTTAATGTCCCAGATCCGATATTTCCCATTATAATAAAAAACAAGGTCCAAACGGCCACTGAATAGCCAATTTTCATTAATTTGTTCTTTAATTTCTTCCTCGCATACAACTTGTTCAAGCTTACCAAAATCTATCGCTTCGTAAAAACCACTGTTCTCTATATTATCAAAAATATTATGCCCATCTTGTCGTAATTCATCAACCCTAGAAAAATCCTGGGCTGTCAATTTGTCTTTATTATCATTTATGTATTTATCAAATCGATTTTCGAATATACTCTTTGCATTAGACAATGATTTGTTTAAAAATGATTGCTGAATGGCATCATGTGCGGCATTACCAAATATTGTATGAATTGATTGTTTAAATTCGGATAATTTAGCTATATAAACGAGATACCACTTAAAGAAGCATTCGCCAAATGTTGTAATTGCCGATGGGCCTATTTTTCTTGTATCCATCGGGATATTATATCATATTATGGATATAATTGTTGAACCAATTGTGAATTTTTCTCTATTTTGTCTATGGTTACCATGGAATTTTCAATAGAAGAACCAAAAAATTGAAATTTAATTTTGCTAGATAAGCTTCTGTAAATATTCCATACCTGATCGGCTGTTGTTATATATAATTTTATTGATTCAATTGCTTCAGATGAATAATCTTTACGAACATCTGCATATTTTTGCCAGTCAATAAGAGTAATGGCACGTAAAATCTGTTTTCCAAGAAGTGCTATTGATTTCTGGCCATTCTTTTTTGTTTTGATTATTATATTCTCCGTTTTATTCCGTAATCTTTGTTCGGGAGCTAATGTTGGATCATCATTAACTATCGTAATGTGTGTTCCATTTCTATTGTTTATCTCATTCGCTTTATTTACAAATTCCGACACGCTATGACTAGCATAACCAAATCTTTGAACTTGCCATGCATGAATCATTTCATGAATCATGACATCACGAAATTGTTCATCTGACATATCAAAAAATGAAGACATTATTATTCTGACATTGCCGGATGGTGGATTCGATTGGGTTAAGTCCCTTTTATCATATTTAGCCAAACCAAGTTTCCGGCGCATTTGTGAATTCCAAGACAACGAAACTGGAATTATAATCTCATTGTGAAAAACATCCCTATTATATTCATTAAATTTTTGTTGAAGATCAAATTTATAGTCCCGACGTTCTTTTAACACATATCCCTCATAAATCATTTCTGGAGGCTCTTCAATGAGCTTCATTTTTTGAGGTGCTTCAACTGTTATCTTTTTAAAATTGTTCTTCTTCGCAAAAAGAAATATTGTATCCTTTGTTGTATTATCAAGACGGTTGCAAAGAAAGTTACTTTCTCTATGAACAATCCATCCTTTGCCAAGAAGGAAATCAGAATAATCAGAAAGAGATAAACCAGGATCCATATCAATGAATTCGTCGTTATAATATTTTTCAACGACATCTGGAGCGACTTCTGCATGTTCTTCACTCTTGATGGGAACTTCGATTTTCCCATCTCTTGAAATCCAATGACCTGCACCGAAGTATTTTTCGATGTCGTAATCCATCAATCAATTTCCTGAATGAATTTTTTTATTGCCGCGTCGATCTTTTTGTGTGCATCGAGAGAAGTTATTTCATTCTCATCACAATATTCTGAAACGATGTTTGCGATCTGTTGAAGTTGATCTTTCATCTTTGCCATCTTTTGTTGAAGAGACTCTTTTTCCTTCTCAACTTCTCTTGCTTTATCAATGAGAATTCGAAAAGATTCTCGCTCTTTAAGAAAATATTCAATCGTTTCAACAAGTTTAGGCACTTCGATAGCTATCGTTGAATCCCACTTCGAGGCTCTTTCAACGAGCATTTTCAATTCTTGTAGATCTGTTAGAAGTTCCATATCTTAATTATTTTGGAACTTGGAATTTGTAAATTATATTTCTCTAGGTAAACGTATCAATTAATGCTTTTTGCACGTCGTCAAGTTCTTCTTCGCCAGATTCGGCATAGTAGCTTATACTTTCGAGATATGTAGCAATAGCATCATCTATATCTTTCTTACTAAGATTGTTTTCACTACTTTCTTCAATTCACTAAGTGTTGTTCTATAGACCTTCATATTATTCCTCCTCCTCTAACTATTAACCAGAACCCGGTAACACCCAACAGTTCTCAGGTGTACCAGCTGCTAGGTCTGATGTGGCGTTCGCTGGCATTGCCTGAGCCGCTGAACCACCTAGTACCAGTGCAGCAGCACCCCAGGTTGGCGCTGCACCAGCATGTGCTAGTTGTGAACCACGTTTCACCCTGACCGCCGTGCCAGTGGCTGCTGCGTTACCACCAGCCATGGTGCCTAAAGACACATGGCAATCAGTTTCTATGTCGATAGCACCGTTGGCTCCGTAGTCCGTCGCGTTATTGCCTGAACCAGCAGGTAGAGTGAAAGCGGAACCAGCTGCTTGAGTGATCCTTGCTCCACGGCGAGCTCGTAACACGGGAGCAGCTGTACCACCCTCGCTGGGGTTGGTGGCTGACTTGGTAACGGCACCACCGAAGTGCACCTTGGCATTCGGCCCAACGTAGATGTCCGGGCCATCGCCTTTCCGAGCTGCAATGGTCAAGGCTGCCGAGAACTCGGCCTCACCGTCTTCGATGTACCAGTCGCCGTCGTCCCCCTTAAGGCTGGTGGGACATGCGTCCATCTGTAGTCTTCCGCCCTTTTCCACCTTGCAGCCGTACAGATTAGTGCCCGTACCGGTGTTGTTGCCATCAATAGTAGCAGAGGCCAACTGCAGCATCCCTAAGGTATCCACCCAAATTAGGCCAGAAGCAATTCCAGCAGCAGAAACATCCAGAAACGAAAGTTTCGATACACTACCTACAGCACCACGGTAAAAACGAACAGCGGTTGTGCCAGAACACTTTACGATCAAATTGCTTAGGTGTGAAGTACCAAGATATTCACAGATGACCCCAATTGTGCAGCAATACTGTATGTAAATAGATAGTGGGTTCATTACGCAATGTACAATATTAGCAAAGAACCCACCAAAAAAGACATAGTTAGACGCTTCTGCACGTAGCGAGCCATTGGCTGTCACATCGGTTGTCCAAGACCCACAACGACAAGTTTCACTCGTTCCGGGAGAACCAAGTAGACCAAACTCGGCCGCGAGTACTCTGGACACATAGAAGTTGTCTGACTCGATACAGGATCGTACTTCCCAACAATGGGACACTCGAATAGGCAGTGTTCCGGTCGCTTTTACTGAAAATCGCAGCCCATTTGTTTGCACTGCGGAGAAGCGCTCGCAAGTAATACCAAGAACCACATTTGCGGGCCATGCGAAAGCTGTGTTCCAGGACTGCCCTCTTTGGTAGCCATATCGAAGGTTTTGAATCCCAGATACGGACGGCTCGCGTATGCTGACGGAGACCGTGCCACCACCAACCAGCCATGCCGGAACCGATGCTGTGCTAATCGTTACGGTACCACCGGACACCCGCAGCGCTTGATACACGATACGATTTGTTCCCAGGGTAAACACCAACCAGCGTCCCTCATCTGCGGCGGCTGGAACCCAGCCATTGAAGGTAAGTTCCCGCATTCCATGTGCTAGCGCTGTTGCAGCCACGGTGTTGACTGTTCCGGTCGCCACAATGGTCCAGTCATCCACGTGGTGGATCACGTTGACCGTCGTTGAACCAGCAAGGGCACCAGCTAGAATCAGGTCCTCATTGGCAAATGTCCCACGGACGTAGATGTCAATTCTTAGATTACCTGGATTCGATGCGAGGATACCCTCCACCTGAGCCTGTACATGCGCCAGCGTCTTCCAGGCAGCAGCCCATGAAGAGCCGTCGTTGGCGTCATCTCCGAGAGTCCCGTCGACGTAATATCTTCTTATATTCGTATCTGTGATAATAATTGTCTGTTCTGTTGTTGTTCGAACATCGCTTGTTATTGTCCAACCATTGCTATATTGATCGATTATTGACTGTCTATTTGCGTCATAATCATTGCTCGTTCCATCGAATGTAAATGAAAACGTTTGTGTTGTTGTCATTTATCTTCCATTATAATTATCGTCCTATCCCAAAAATCATTTCAATTCATAACTTTTTCGATTCCATCTTGACAACATTCATTGGATCATATTCATAATCCGTATCATCTTTCGAAAAAATCATCCCCCAATGATCGAGTTTCTTCTCTTCTCCTTCTGGAGTCACATTAGAATCATGCCATCTCTTATCGAATTCTTCAAAGGGAATATATGCTCTTACGACAGATGATGGATCTTCGAAAATAATTTCTTTGTCAGTATAGCCAACAGCGATAACATAATGTCCTTCATTCCATTCTTCAATCCAATCATCTTCATCTTTCTTTTCTTTATCTGGCCAAGCTTGAATGAGCATGAGGACTGGTTTATCTTTATCGAGAAGTTTCTTAAGAGAGTCAATTGTGAGACCTGTTAACTGCTTCGTTTTGATGCCATATTCTTTCTTAAGAACTTTTTCAATATTTTCTGCTGACGTTCCATCATCTTCACTTACATCGAGGCTATCAAGGAGATTTTCTTCTCTTTCATCGATACCAAAGAATGCAAGAATACATAGGACTGCGGAAGCACCACAATCATACGCATAAACTTGTCGAAACTCAGGAAATTCAATGAGCTTTTGTACATCAAGTTTTCGTTCGAGTATTAAGTCTATTAGTTTTTTCATATTTCTCTCCAAGCATCGCCATTTCTAATTCTAATTGATTTTATCGCTTGTGGCGGAATATGATGATATGTCCAAATTGATCCAAACATAACATTTGCATCTTTATAGAAATTAACTTTCTTTCTTATCTTTGTTGTATCAATTTCAATAATAGCGACATCATCAATGCTTTTTATGTTGTGCTCCATTTCTTGCGCCATGTCTACAATTTCATCACCGGGCCAAGTCGTAAAAAAGTAAACTCTATCTGGATAAGGAAAAACTTTTGATGAACCCTTGGGTATTATACCACGCTTCTTTATATTGTTAACATTGTTTATTGAAGTGAAGTGATAGATATCTTGTGGTAAATTAAGAATTCCGCTCTTCGGATTTTCTGATGTTATTTTTTCAGTATAAAATGGCTGAATGACTATTTCATACTCATAACTCTTATCTTCATCAAAGTTTGGTAAATGCCCTTGTTTCTTTGAAATAAACCAACCGATTTTCTTTAATTTGCTGTTAATATTTTCAATGTCAGTTTCTTTACAATAAAATACAAAACTATTCCAGTTCTTATCTAGTAATAAATCGAGGTTTGAAAATCCTTTTTCACCAGCTTCATCTTCATTGTTCTCTTTGTTATCGAGTTCTCTTACATTACGAACGATATATGACCATAGCTCTTTTGGACTTATTGGTTTCACTTTAGCTTCTTTTAATACTTGACCATGTATAATTTTCGATTCACTTAGTTTATATTTACATTCATATTCTTTCCACCACATTAGAAGTTCATCGAATTTCGAGACAAATGATTTCCCATGTGCATCAAAACGGAGCTTTGTCGCGTAAATAAGAGCCTCTTCTTGATCAGCTCCACTCAGTTCACTTATATCATCGACGCCATAAGCTTGCTTCAAATATTTTCTATTGACAACTCTCTTAAATTCGTCATCTGTTGCCTTACCAAGATTGAGATAATGGGCAAGTTCATGAAGTGTTGCATGTACTGTTGTTGGCTGTCGAAGAAATATTTTTCCAAAAACTTGATATTCTTGTCTTCCCATAGCTTGTTTTATAGTTGGCGGATTCACAACTCCAAAATGTTCACATGCTTTTTTGATTAGCTGCCGAGCTTCATCGAAGTTTATTCGAATAGTTATCGCAAGTTTCATAATATCGAGTGCACTTGTGAGCTTACAAACTTTGTTGTACTCACCGGGAAGTTTCTGTTCGATGATTTGTTTAGTTAAATATTGATACATATAAGTTAAAAACAATTTCATGACCGGATCATTAAAATCAAAGTGTTCAGTATATTGCCAAAACACTTCGCTTTCTTCTATGCCTGGATTAATTTCTCTGTTCTGTGGTTCCCTTAATTTTTGCAATATTTGTTTTTTTGAATAACCAACATTTAAAAATTCATTAACTGCACTCTTAGCATTAGCCATAATTTCTCGTTTATCACTTAAATATGTGAAATTCGATGCCATGTTAACCGATTTGATTTCACTAGATCTAGTTAGTTGTTCTCTATGAACAAGCTCATGAGATATTATTGAATCAAGTACGTTTAAGAAAGATTTAAACCATTGTGAGTCATCCAATTCTTCCCAAATGTCATTGTTTAATATTATGTGTATATTCAATTTATCGTCAATATATCCTTCAACAACTCCAACTTTGGCATAATCATCACGATTACTTTCTCTTGCATCAATATCAAAATAGATAGAATGTTGAAAAAAAATGTCATTAAGTATGTTAACAACATCCATGGAAGATAAGTCGGATGTAAATTTGTTGATGTTTTTGTTTAATTCGTCTTTCACGAATGTGGCATCAACATCAATGGCCGATTCCATTATTTGCCACAATAATGAATTGTTGCATATCATCTTTTTATTCCGGATAGAGCTTTGTCAAAAAATGATTTGTATTTTCCGTTGTACATTGTTAAACAACCTTAAACTTCCAATTATTATCATGATATGTTTCATACGTTCGATTTCTTCTTATCTTCAATACGATCTCATAATAATTGTTTATGTTGAATGACGACATTGGAAGTTGGAAATAATGTCCCTCTCCATCATAACTCAATTTCGTATAATCCGATGCCGATATAACTGTCCAATCATTAATATAATCATGTATTTCATAAAAGGCATTATCAAATACTCTTATCGGGACTACATTCCATGGCGATTCAAATGAATTTAGCTCCCATTCATAATCTCGTATATTCACATTAAATCTAACAAATTCGTCGTATTTGTATTCATCATCCACATCAATAGAAACTAACAATTTTTGTTGCTGCGCTGATTGTGATCCCGTGTGCTGATAAACAGAAATTGAACCTGTCATATAATCAATACCACCAGAAGACCACACATCCCACAATTGCGATCCGGTAAACGATGGTATATAAATTGTTGAAGCATAAATACCGGTACTAATCCATGATGAAGTAAATGATGCTGAAAATGATGAAGATCCAGAGTTCACATTATCATATAAAGTAACATCCATCGATCCAGAACCAACCAATGGAAGATCCTCAAAATTTCCATCATAAAGATTATAAAAATAGATAGAACCACTACGACCAATAATTGTATATCCCCTACGATCTTTCATAACATCGGGAACTTTTATTTCAATCCATGGCCATTTATTTTTATCAGTTGAATGTCGCGAATAAAATCTCTTTATATAATAATCAACATCGTTTTGTTCTTCGGTGTCCGTTAACTTTACAATTAATCCATTTGATCCAGAATTGATCCAATAATTCCAAATTGATGTAATATCTCCGTTAAGATCTTCTATACCAGAATCAAAACTAAATGAGCAACCAACTGAGCCAATATAATCAGAACCAGTATTTGTCCAAATTGCAGTTGATGATGCGCTAAGCCATGAACAATAACCATAGTCCCACATATCAATTCCAACACCTTCACTAAATGAGCGAGACATTGGGTGGGCTACCAAATAATATGATGTCGGAACAGTATCACCATGAACAATGTTATATAGGTGTAATGAACACGAAATTGAACTTGAAGATAACGAATAATAATTCATAACGGAATCATATGATGATGTATCAAATTGTAACAAAATACGACCATAAGAATCACCACCTCTAAGTGAACTAGAGGTAGTATCTAATGATTTATATACACTAAGAACAGGCGACGCTCCAAAATTTGTGTCCCATGATTGACTACGAAAGTTATTCGCAAAGTCATTAATTATATAGGTATCTTTTGATGCCGGTATTCGTATGATCATATTTTAATTATTATTCTTATAAATACAATTATAATATAACACCGGAAATTGAAGATACATCGTTAGTCAATTGAAATATTGAAAAATCGGGACAATAGTAAATTCCATTATCTTCAACAATTGATGAATTGGTAAATCTATATGTCACATCAGCAACAGAATATACCCCATCTATGTTTTGTAATCCTTGGATTATTTCTGATTTTATAATTGGTTCTCCAATGTTTCTAATACTTTTGTCGAAATATCCCCTTAAGAAATTCAAACAAAGAGCCAGAATTGTTTGTCTATTAGTATTTGGTTCAGCTATTACCTTAAACGATACTGTAAAATTAATAATGTCTGCAGCCGACATATATATAGTATCGGTTAGCATTGCATATCTTTTCAAATATGTACGAAGATTTTTCTTTAATGTTTCTGTTGGTTCTGAATAATTTCCATTCTCATCATATGTTAACATGCTAATATCAACGACATTGGAAGATCTACAATTTTTCTGAATTTGGGCTTTACAAATACTACCTGCAATACTTGGCATCGAAAATAGTCGCATTATATAATCATCAGCAGTTACACATCTATCTTGTGCAGCAAAATTGGCTTTTGCAAATTGTTTAATTTCGAATAAAGTGAGTTCATCCCTACCACCCTGTGATGGTTGTGCATTATTTGTAGATATCGAATTGATTGCTGCTGATTTTGTTGCGTCATTGAGTCCGGTATATCTAAACTCAACAATGGCATTATCAACTTTTCTAATTGTGTTCGATGGAACAACACTTGATGCCCCACCACCAGATCTATAATATACATCCAACACGGTATTATATGGAGCTATTCCCATAGTTTTGGAATTAACCAATTTCTGTGGGTCTATTGAATATCCAGAAAAATAGGATTTCCCATATAGTGGTATTGATATTTCAGCAGTATTAGGTATTATTGTATCGTCATCGGTTTCTTCTTTACCCGAACCAAAATTTAGCGATAAATATCCGGTATTATAATCAAATTCCGTCACGAATCTTCTTGGCACTCTTCTTAATTTCAATACGTATGGTACTAATGTACTGTCATAATCTGTATTTACTGATGCCTCGAATACAGTATCCTGTGATAAATAATCAACTTGATACCATTTATTACCACTTATATCAATTACATCATTTATATCAATTGTATCAGCATCATCAATTATTAATTTTCTATATCGTATAAAATCATTAATATTAAATGTTTTCTTTTTGGTTTGGGCAGAAACTGCAAGTGTAGATCTTTGTAATGCAAAGTATTCAATTACACCAGTTGATGAATTTATAGCTTGGTATGAATCGGATCCGGTAGCTTTTGAAAAATCCACATCATATAATGTTTCAAATTTCGTTCCGTTATTCGCTAAAACTGTGGATCCACGTTTAACAATTGGTGCATATTGATAATTTGGAAGTGGTATTCCAGTAGAATATTCTGCAGGAACAGATATATAAAATGTTTGATCGACCAACGATGCAGCCTTAAGAGGAGGTTTATAACCAAGCATTTTAGCTATTTTATAAACTGATTCTTTTTGTACAGCAAGATCTATGTCTAACTCATTAATTACCCTATTTAGATAAAAGGAAAGCATATCAGATGAAGCTGCAAGAACATCCAACAATGCTTGGGACGTACTACCCTCAGAAAAATCCCTCCACGTAGAGGGGTAGTACGCCTTTAGTATATTAACAAACGATTCATTGAATGAAGCGAAGTCTTGTCCCAAATAAGACAATTGTATATTATTCACCATTTTATTTTCCTCAATGAGACATTATTTTGTCTTAATATTTGATATATAGAAGCATAACTAATTCCATTAGATAATTTACGTATTTCATCTATTTTTAAATTAGAATTGTATAAATTAACAACTTTTTGCGCATCTATTATGTGTTTTTTATGATTCTCTCGTAATGTAATATTATTCTTAGCAAGCAATTTATATAAATAATTTATACTTATGTCATAATTATTTGATATTTGTTTGATATCAAATCCATTTTTATAGTCTAAAACAATTTTTCTCACATCTAAATCGGACAATTTATTGTTTTGTTTTTTACCGACATCTTTTTCCGCTAATACAAATGATTTAAAATAAGTCTCCTTACGTGATAGGGATATTGTAGAATTATGATACATTAAATAATAAATTTTAGAAACTTGATTAATGCCACCATAATGAACTGACCATGCACCTTTATGTGATATTATTTTTGTTTTATCTAAGCTGCATACATTCATCAACCATAATTGCATTTTTTTACAAAATTCACAATTGGATAAAACAGATACATATTTAGTTTTTCCATTATGTACACAACCATCGCCATCAAAATAACCACGAAAGAAATGGATTAATAAGTGCGTTGGAACAATATTTTCAGCAGGCCATCGAATTATATTGGTTTTTTTTTGTGGACATCCTTTATTAATTAGATCACGTACCATGGATCGAGAACTTATTATTATTCTAGCTCTTGTTCTGAATTTCTTATATTTTTTATCGTAAAAAACTTGTTTAGTAATACCATGATTTGAATGAAGACAATTTAAAAATTTTTGTAAATGATTACGATCTTTCCATTGTAAATTAATCGCAACACCATCGCGTACCACTGCTCCATCCGCATAAAGAAAACCCAACCAATAAGCTTTCTCTTGAGAATTTATTATTTTAAAAAAATCCCAATTACATTGGTATTTATGTGTACCCCATGATTTAGTTAATCCCTGCTTTTTTAACGTTCGATATATTGTTCTATGGCAAATTTTGTATTTATTTTCCAAATTACTATATGATAAGCCATTTTTGTAATCTTCACAAATTTCATTTTTTGTGTTTTCTGACATATTATTTATGGTTATTCTATTCATGTTGTTTTATTATATATCAATTTCTTTCAATTATTGTGCCTCATAAGTCTGAACTGTTAATGTCAACACGTCACTTATATTATCAGCCGATATATTAAATGAATAACTTATCGTTACTATAATTTCCGTTTCACTTGGCTCGCGAACACCTACTGGCAGTTGATCTCCACAATAATATACCCCTATTCCATTTATTTTAACAAATTTCATCCATAAGTTGGTGGATTTTATGATTTCCTCTACAATTGCTTGTTTTAATATATCAGTTTTAGGCTGAAACAATAAATTTAATAAATCACACCCATATGATCTTCTATATATTCTTTCCCCACGTTTTGTTAATAACAAATTTTTTAAATTTTGCCTGACAACTGACGCTACATCAGGATCACTTTCAAATGCATCACCATCATTTGATATTGCTAATGGTCTGGCAATATTAATTGTCTGTTTAACAATATCCGTAGTATTACTAGGTGTATATTCATCGGAATACCCATATGTTGATGTTGTCATATAATAATTATGTGTTATAGAACAACCTAAACTGCATTAGATTTGGTTGCAACTTGCATTGCCGCCGCAACTTCATGTAATTTAGCACTTGCATTTGACAATGCAGCTTTTGAAACAGGAGGGGCTCCGGGTAAAGGAGTAAAATCAGCAAACGTAACGGCATCTAAAAATATTGCAATTTGCTCCAAAAGGGAAGGAATATCCGGCCCTATTGTTGTAAGAATTTTATTGGTTCCCGAAGGCCCCCCGATAACTGTGGTTCCATCAATAACAACATTATTAGCACGAATTGTTACTTTTTGGTTGCCTTCAATTTCAATGTTACCCTCTTTATTAAATTTTATTTTCACCCCACCGTCTTTCGACTCGACAAGAATGTTTTTTCTTGCAATCAAAGCATTGTTGTCGCTCTTTATGTACCAAAGAGCTTCTTCCTCCTGATTACCAAGACCATTTATCATGTTGCTTTTAGAAGAAATATATATTCTTGACTTATCATTCTCAAAATCAGGATCACCATTTTCTTTTTGAACACCAACGACTATATCTATCGCTTCCCCATCCTCATATCCGCTATCTGTTGTATCTCTTCTATCATTTCCTAAAACTATACGTCCTGTATTTTTACTGGATATTAAATGATCTTGAATTCTTTTTTCAAAATTTATTCTTTTTTGTAATTTTGGCTTAAATTCATCAATAATAGATTGCAAATCTTCCTGAGATGCCACAATGTCATTGATCGACAAAGTATTAGATTGGGATTCAACACCAAAAGCTTCCGCTGCAGAATTATCTGAGGTATTTTGCGTTAAATCTTGACCAGCATCAACGTAGCTTTTATCTATATTTGGCCATCGACTGTACCAAAATCCATAATCGAGTGAATCTTTTTCATATATGACAGAAACACTTTCCATTGGAGCTACTGGTGGTGTATCATAGTCATTAATTGGCCACACAATGGTAAATCCGGAATCATTCATATTAATTTGTGGTTTATAAATTTTTACTTTTAGTGCACCAATCGGACTCATACCATTATTGAATAATCCACCTTTTGTATCTACCTCGTATACCAACGCTCTATATAATATATAATTGCTTACGTCGTTCAAATTACTTTTCATAGTCCTTTGAAATATCGTAAACGGATTACGAGCAGTTGTAGTAACCATGATTAGCTCACTTTTTCGTTAAATTGAACAGGAATTGCGTTGGCTATATCTGTATAGTCTTCATTCTGTGGTTCTGATTTTTTAATAGCAAGACGTGCACGTTCGATCTCTAGTAACATCGAATTCATTCTACATAACACTTCGCTGATCTTGCTAACCGTTCCGCCAACAACAGAAAATTCAGCACTATCATTAACTTGAACTTTTTGTAACATGTTTAACAAATATTGCCGATCATTGAGGATTTTTTCTTCTACCTGTTCAAAATTTTTTTCTTTTTTAGTCATCTCAATTTAATTATTCATTATCCATTTGTTTTTGACATCATAATATATTTTTTTCAATCTTCCAAGAGACAATGATATTTGTTTTGGTGTCATCCCTAGCATATCTCTCAAATATATAATCGCCGCTTTCCTATTATGTATATCTATTTCATCTATATGATTCAACAAATGAATAACACCATTCAATACTTTGGCATCACGATCTACACAATAATTTTTAATTTCACCAAAATTATCTATTAAAAATACAATAAAATCCTTATCAAAAAATTGATATTCACACTCATCGTATGTTGATTTCGATTTCTCTCTGACATAATTTTTTACTTGTGTTTCATCTGTCGAAACAAATTTTTTCTCCGATCTTTTAACAATATTGTGTTGCTGGAACAACCAATTTTTGGCTATAATATTAAAATATGAAAAAGCTGTTTCTGGTCTATTAGTGTCGAATGTTTCTATTTTCATAAACAAAAATCTTACACAATCATCTCTCAAATTTGACACATTATCTAAACCATTTACCTTATATACGAATATCAAATTGCTAGCCAGGGCTATAAATGGTTTTTTTAATTCATTTTCAAATATAAGACTTTTTTGTTTTGGATCCTTACATTTAATAAATTTTGCAATTGAATGACCAGTTTCTTTTGTAAAATAATTTTTGCGTTTTCCACTTTTTGTCGTACAGAATTTTTTTCTTTTCAGATATTCCTGTTCTCTAATCTTTTTTCTTTGTTCCTTTGTTAATTTTTTATTTTCCTCACCCTTTTTTTTCTTCCCGAACATTTACACTTACCAATTCTTTGATCCTATACACATTTTTCTATGTAGTTATAGGTATCACATATACCTACATTATACCACAAAACAATTATCTTGTAAGTTCAGGCTACTAATATAGCTTGAAGTTCCCGGAAGACCAAGGAAAAGCCAGGGAGATATATTTTATATTATACGTCTTTAAACTTGAGAATGAGGAAACAGATCTTTAAGTTGACCATATCTATCTTTAGTGGCTCTAACTCGTCTGTTGAAAGCAACAACCCAACTGTCGTTCATTAGCAGATGTTTTTCGGTCATTCTTTCAAAAAATCGATAGTCATCTTGTATTTTATCATATTCTTCATCAAGAAATCCTACCAATTTTGTGTGGGCAATATAAAACCTTACATTTAATATTAAACTTGCAACCAATAATATAGATATAATGATTATTGTTATTATCATTTTATTTTTGGGTGTGTTGATGATACTTTTACGTGTCTTTTTATTTTGGCATAATCTTCTAAGATATCAACAATTTCTCGCCAATTTTTTACCCTTATGATTTTATCTTTTATGTCGTTTGGTAAATCACGATTATAAATATGATCGAACACTATTACTTTCTTCCCAGATTTTATAATATTTTCAATCGTGCTTGGTTTATCCTCGATATAAATATCACAATCTACTTTTTCTTTTTCCGATGTACAATACATTTGATCATATTTAATTTTATGGATTTTGAGCCATTTTACCGTATCCTTTAACAGATCATCAGTTGCTTGGTCTGTAACAATATTAATATCATATCCAATGGCTCTTAGTCTCGAAATTGCTTCTTGAACATAATCATAGGTAGGAGCTTTCACCATAACTTCTGAATGATGATCATAAATCCAAAATTGGTTAATTTCTTCTGGAGACAAATTTTTGAATGATTTTGTGATATTATAAAAGCGAAAATCTTGAGTATTTGTCCTTTCATTACCTAATACATCAATTTTGACAGCAGGAATGTGCTTTTTAAATGTTGTAATTATTGAAGATATAAAATTTCTGAGACATCCGTCTACATCTACGCTAAGCCTTGGCAATTTATTTTCCATAGTATGCCCTTTCTTATATAATCATCCTTCAATTTCAATTATACTAACTTAAAACAAATTTGTTATGTATGCTAACTCCTTCTAATTCCCGTTCCTAATGTACTATATATTGCAACATTTTTTGGTAACATATGCGGTTTTTTATTTCGCTCCAGTAAATGACTTTCTATTACCTTTTCTTCTCCAATAAAACAAGTTCTGGCTGGTATTAATTTTTCAACAATCGACATGTAAAATTTGTCAACACCGGAAATATTGTTGAAATAATTTATAAATGATATGTTCCCGGATAATCTGGTAAAATATGGCTCTACAAATTGTTTTAAGCTATATTCGTTTCTATATTCAAGTCCAGGAACACCAATAATATAGCTCACTTTATTTGTTTTATCAAACAACCTAATCATATCCCTATTCAATGCATCTATCGCATTATATTCCATGGACATCATATCAACTCTATCATAGTCAACATTAATATTGTCATGTTCTCCATAAATTATGTCATTCGTATTCCACTTTAAAGAAATATCTGGACACAAATGTTTATATTCAAACAAACTGGAATAAAAATTACCAGTTGTTGATGGGGCAAAATTTAAACCAGTAACATCAACCATTGATTTATAATAACCATAATTTGTAATGTTTTGTATTGTTCCGCTTGTATTGGATTGTATACCATCGTCTAATATCCAATGCCCAATTAACTTTACATAATCATATTCCGGATTGACAGAACCAACTGATGTTAAATCATAACAATGTGAATTCAATTCAGTATCTATTAATAATTTATCCCATAATCTGAACTCTGATTGTACAGTTTCGGTCTGTTTTCCTAAACTTCCAGAAAATGCTCCAACATATAAATAACCATTAAAAGATTCAGTAATAAACGCCCCGACACTAGAACAAATTGATTGGATTTCTTCTGAAGTTGGATCATATTTTTTAATATCAAGATAGTGTATTGGTATAATTTTGTCGATATTTCTTCTATATGATATGTTATAATATTCACCATCAAAAATTTCTATTAATGATGATGTTAATCTTTGAATTACACCCTCACTTGATCCGCTAGTTTCAATATAAACATTACCATACGATGAAGTAAGATCCCGCTCAAATGCCAAACATATCTCGCCACCAAGTGTGTGTTTAATACCCCATATTGATCCAGTTGTAATATATGGTTGACTTGTAACTATCGTTTCAAAGAATGTCCCGGATTCATATGACAAATATGGTTTAAACGAAACCAAAGTTTCAATAGACAATGAATTAGTTAATTGATACGGCAATTGTGACGCAGACATAATAATACATGATGCAGTTGAATGTGCATTTGTACCTTCAATATCTTCTAAATCTGGTTTACCACCAAAATTTAATATTTTTACATACCTTGAATCACCAATATATGAACTAGTTATTGGATAAGAATATGTTGAATCATAGTCCTTAACTGAAATTATTTCATTATTTAACCCAACACAGTGCATAAATGCATCAATCGATTCTTTTGTTCCCTTTGTTTTATATACATATGTAATGTTAGAAAGTATATTCCTCCAAAATATTTCATTTATGTCTTTAATTGAATATAATATGTTATTACTTGCTGAATGTTGTATAAAATATTCAGCTATCGTGGCAGTTGGGAAATTATCAAACGATTCTAAACCGTATAATTTAATGGCTGTTTGTAATAATTTGTATGGAACATTTTCCGCATTGTGGAAATTCTTAATCTCTTGAACATGTATTTTAATTTCGTCCAACTGTCTGGCGAATAAATATAATAAATTCGTAAGGTTATATGATTTTAAAGATTCCTCTTCATCTAAGTATGATTGTGGAATCAAATTAGTAATCATATATCTATTTGTTGAATCATATTCTTTAGCAGATTCCCAAATAGTATTAATATGTGTTACTACATCGGAATAATCATCTAAAACAATTGGATCATAATAATCATATTCATCAGACATTATACTATCGCCAGATGATCCAACTAATGAACCAGACACCTTATTTGCGGCGCTATAGTTCTGAATTCGAAGATCTATTGGATTTTTAGCATAATCATAAACAACATTATATAATGATCCATCACTCGTTATATAGTGTGGTTCATTAAATTTAACATAAAGAACAAGTTCTGGCTCCCAGTGAATGTGTCTGTTATAATATTCAGCAATTTGCTCAGATGTTCTATATGAATTCCATATTCTTAATTCATCAAGCGATCCTTCAAGATATTCCCCAATTGGAGGACCTGGAGGGGGTTCCGGAGATCGAGATCCAATATAAACACCAAGTGATCCTGTTTCCAAAATAAGATGACCAATTGGACTTGACGAAGTTACAAGAGCAAGTTCCCCATCAACATAAGCTCTTGTCTCGGCACTAGCGGAAGAATAACAAAAAGCAAAATGGTGTCCAACATTATAATACGAATTAGAAAATGGACAAGAAGCGGAAAAAATTGTAGATCCTGATTGAACTCTAAAAATCATTTCATTCGATGCTGATAAAAAGACTTCATAATATAATTGATCAAAATCCCGACCCCGTTTAACTATGTATTGATTAGGATAACCGGGTGCATAAGATGCTGTTAATTGACAACAAAATTCTATGGATAAAGAATTATCCGATGAAGTAAGAGACATTTTATTTTCATAATCAGCCCCAAATATATAAGAGTTTGATCCACTATTAAAAAAGTGACCTGAATATGATGGAAATTTTTTAAATGAATATTTTTCAAATCCATTTAACGTATCCCACCAAGACATCCATTCATTCCACGACCATGTGCGATTATATTCGTTAAACAATCTCCATAAAAAAATATTATATTTTGAATATGCGCTTTGGTATGTAGTGTGATTTGACCATTCGGAATAATCTATCTTTTCACCCGGCAAATTATATGATTTAAGGTATGATTCGAGAATAGCTGAATTTTCGGCTGATGAACTTAGAAAAGAAAGATCTAGGGGATAATCGGATCCGCGAAAAGATGTCATATACTAATTATCTATGATTCAAAAGCCCCAACTTTTCCAAATTATCAACTGATAAAAATACACTATCATCAATATTTTTCCACGTCCCAAGAAATAGTCCGGAGAATTTAATTTTGTAAGTTTCGCACATTTTTCTGAATTCTGTCGTAAAAATATTTTTAATTAACCACGAAATAACCTTCGGTGTTATTACTTCCTTAGGTGTTCTTTTCCCTTTTACAGCGGAGTCAACAAAATTCATAAAATTGATACTTAAATATATGTCGTCCCCAGTATTATTATAAATCATTGATTCAAAAAGATTTTCTTTTGAGAATGTATAAACTCTTCTAGGAAGTTTAGATAGTGACGTTAAAATTGCTGGATCTTTGGTAATGTCTTCCCCACATTGTTTAGAAATTTCTTCCCATGTAATTTCTTCTTGATCGTTATAACATCCACCAGAGTCGCCTTTGATAATTTCCCTATCCATTTCTGGTGTTTGTTGCCACTTATCCCACGTTAAAATTTCGCCAGTCTTCTTGTTAGTGTATTTGTTCGAATTAACACGTATTGGAAATGAACGATAATTAAGAATAATTGGACCGACAGTCCATGGTGGTAACATGGAATCATCAAGAAACGCGGCAACAGAACAATTCCTAGATGTTGTTTTTGGCCAAAATTTACTATATAAACTAAGTTGCCAACCCTGAGCAATTTCACCAAGTATCGATTCACCATTAATCAGACGGTTTATTATTTTTTCTTGTGTATTTATTAAATAACTCTCAAGACCGGATATATCTTTTGCTATTATCGCATCTTCTCTACGTAATAATCGGCGTGCTCTACTACTACCCACTCCATGAAGTGTAGACCCTATTTTTAAATTGATACAATCTCTGTTCTGTTTTTTGTTCCCGTCAAAATCAACCAGACCCTTTTCGTAATCAACGTCTGTATCAGAAACAATCGCGCAATTTGGGTGGATTTTTATTTTGTCTGGATTGAAATGATATTTATCTATTTCATTTAAAAAAGTGCGCGTAGCAAATACACAACCCGGTGACAAATATTGTTCTTCATAATCATTTAAAGAAGTAATACTACTTAAACATTGATGTACAAATTCGCGACCATCATCATGAATTATTGTGTGTGCTGCGTTCTCCATAAATGTATTAACGGCTGATTTTGTGTGGTCTTGTTTAAAATGTTTCCAAACATAAGCACCGCGAGATCCTTTTGCAGAACTACCAGCACCACCATCAAGAACAACGGTAATTTTCCCCGGTTTAAAGACTGGCTGCATTATCGTCTCTTTCTACCCCACTTATTCAACCTCAACACGAATTGCTGGTATCGATCTCACATCGTTTTTCCCATTGCCATATGACAATTTTTTCGATTCTATGTTTATTAATTCCTGTTTATGTCTATTTAGTTCTTCCATAAGAAATTGCTTCATGGCTATGGCTGTTTCAATATCAATTGTGCATCTAGATTTATCATTAATAATTTGTTCCAATTTTCCAACATCAATACTCATGGCCTCTATATCTTCAAGATGCCTGCTTGCTTCATTATGCCAAAACCAGGAATACACATCATCATAAATTTTTTCTTTTTTTACCTCATGTCCATAATTTATTAATTGATAAATTCTTGATGCCATATCGGACAATTTAATTCGTTCTTTTGACATGTTCTCTCCTTATTTTAACACATTACAATTCTAATCGTGAAGTATTTGTCGTCCGGTAACAACAACTTCACTTGATTCGCGTGGATTTATTTTTTCAAAATTTTTACACCCACAATTTGGGCATGCTATCAAACACATACAATTTTCACAACATTTCTCACCGTCTACTTTTCTTTGATATATGGCCCCGCATTCAAGGCATTTTGCTAACATCATGTCAGCTCCCTATTTATTTAGATTGACGACCAGTTCCTTGACCAGTCCCAGCATTTGGTATCATAGATCTTAACTGTTCAATTGCTTGAATCAACGTGGTAAGTCTATCCTCATGATTTCTAATAAGTGTTTGCACATTTAGATTGTCTTGCTCTAAATCTTTAATTTTTGCCTTTAATGATTTAATTTGCGCTTCGGTCGTTTGTACTACTGCCATGTTTTCACTCTCCTCTTTCTTCCCTATTTTTATGGTGGGTTTCTTTTTAAATGGCCACCACATTTCACTTTATTGTGCTTTCTTTTCTTAATTTCATTAAAAACATTTTACACTATTTGAGCAAAATTGATTTAAGAGATAAACAATCTCTTATTATATATTCACAAATTTTGGCCTGAATGCTACCACATACTATATGATATTCGTTTTTAGTTTTTGCTTTCGAATCAATTAAAACATTTAATTTTACAAAATGATTATATGTAATATTTAAATTATTTTCAAGCAATGGTGATGTAGCATCGAATATTAATTCTGCTGATATTAACCGAGCCGGGTCTTTTTCAATCAACAATTTTATTCGTTTGTCTAAATTTTCTATGTTCATTTCTACCTCACAATTTCCAAACTAACATATTCATAGTCGTGCCATTATTTTCATATCCCAATAATTCGTTATCATACACAATACATTTTGATTGGTCAGAAACGGTGCTATTTGCTATGTTTTCTAAAATTTTTGAATTCAAATCCATGTTTATCGATGGCGTCTTAATATCCTTCAATTTTAGATTAAAAACATCGGTAAATTCTTTCTTTATTATATTGGCACACAAAATAAATCCGCCTTTTTTAGTAATTCTATACATTTCTTCGAAAGTAGCTACACATTCATCGATATTCAAATAATTAAAAAGCGTATTACAAAACGATCTATCAACAGATTCAGTTTTTAATTCAACATTAAAAACATCGTTTAATAACAACATAGAATTTTTTGACAAATTGTTATTAACATGTTCACTACAAAAATCGATTCCAACAGTTCTACCACTTTCGGAGTTACCTTCAATAAACGATAATAAAGCGCCATTACCACAGCCAAATTCTGCAATTATGTCGGTTTTCCGACTGTTGATTTGGTAAAGTATAGATCGCCCTACATATTCTGGCAAATATTCAAATACAGAATTTAATTTATTCCGATCATCTAAATTTTTATCAGAAATCCAAAATTCCATCCACTGTTTGGTCATATTATTATGCTTTCACTTTAGATTGATATTGGCATGGAGGACGACCAGATTGTACATTTAATCTTCTACTAGCTTCTACCAGACCCGATACAACAAATTCAGCTAAAGTTAGACGTGTTTGTCGTTCTTTATATGTTCCTTGTGGATATCTAAATTTTATTAATATTTCTTTAATTGTCATCGGGTTCTTGTATATCATAGATATTAATCTTTTGCATTCGCTTCTGTTTAACATTTTATAATGTGGTCGTCTATATGATTCAACAACATCATACCATGTTCGATATAATGACTTTATAATTATCAGAATATTTTTTTCTGGAATTTCTATAACTTTTTTCATTTTATAATTGGTTCAATTGATTCCATAACATCGGCAAGCTCATTACCATCAATTTGTTTTTTCACAGCACTTATTGCAACTGCAATTAATTTTCCATCTAATGAAAATTTCTTTATAAATTCCTTCTTCATATCATTTTTTTCTTGTCTTAACGTATCTAACTGGTCATCAATTTCGCATATGCGCGTGACGAGAGCCTTAATTGCGTCTTTCTTGTCCTTGATTTCCTCATCATCATTGTTTAATTTTTCGGCAACTGAATCTTTCGACATTTTTGTTTCCTTTCTAAAATAGTGTAACACAACAATATAAAAATGTTATTGTGGTGGTTCACCGATAATAATTTCTACAATGCCAGCTTCTTTTGCGGCCTTAGTACAGTCATTGCAAGCATATGTATGTCCAACAACATATAATTTTCCACCATTTGCTTTATTACCTGCGGACGCAATTGCATTTATTTCAGCATGTGCTGATTGTTTGCAAATTGACTTGCACAACTCATAGCCCTCACCAGTTTTCATACCAATGCGTGGGCAAATTTTTTGCGGATCGTGACAATAATTTGTAGAAACAAATTTACATCCATCCACTGCTATTATCGTTGCAATGACAGTTTGTTTTGCACATGGACCAATCATCTATTGTCTCCGCTTCCACTAAGAACACCACGCTCCTTACGTGAATTTAATTTCAGCACATTTTCTTCCATTGCCAATTGCAGTGATATACCAGTTTCTTCACAAATTCTACTAAGATAAAATAAACAATCACCTACTTCGCCGATAAGTTCTTCTCTCTTTTTATCAGTTATTTTACAATCATCATCCCTTATGGTTTTTTTGATTTTCCCACAAAGCTCCCCACATTCGGAAGCCAAACCAAGAGCCACATATTCTATTGCCCGATTTTTTGGATAAATACACACACTTTGCGTCCATTCCTGATATTCTTTTAAATTATAACCCATTTAACACTCCCCTATTCTCTGTTTCACATCAGCGGTAAAATGTAATGCTCGAATACTTTATCTTCATTTCCTTCTTCAAAAAATTTTATATAAAACGATTTGCCTTCTGTTTGCCGATCATTTATTGTAATCCTTATTTTAGAATCTCCATTAAATTTATCACAAATAAACATGGCTCGCCTAATTAACCATTCTGGTTTAATATTATAATATGCTTCTATGTCCTCTAAAAATTCTAAAGTAAATGAAACTCGTCCTTTACAACAATCTGGAGATATTATTTGCAAAACATTCTTTTCTTTATCAAATTCAATCATATTACCAAATTGCTTCTGAATTTTTTTAATTCGCTCTTTTGTCATTTAATTCTCCATTCTTCCTGTCGCCAAGGATTGACTCCTGCAATGATTGCCGCCCATTCTTCAAAAGTCGGATTTCTAAATATACCACTTGGTTCAGCCTCATATTCGTGTCCATCTACCATAGAATGATCATAATTAATGAATTTTCCTTCCCAAATAGACAAACCAAACGGAGCATCGTCTAATCCCAAGTCCGCTAAATTAAAACCGACGGATTCCGTTTCGTTTACAATGTGCCCACCAACATGCCATAAAATGCAGCCATTTCCTTGACCATTGCTAGCGATAACAGCAAGAGAATCTTTATCTAAATCCCAATCTCCTGGATGTAATTTTTTCTCTTCATCATCCAAATTTAACTTCGTTGGAATTTTTAATAGACCACCCATTTCGTTATTTACTCCGTTTGTTAATCATTTGGTCAAATAATTTTTTGTCATCCTTCGGAATATGTTTTTCAATCCACTCTCTCAAAGCTTCATCAGCGATATCTTTAACCATTCTTTTATATTGAACCGCCGCCAATCGAACTACCGAATAGAGATTTTCGGACACCCTAATCATTTCATCTTCTTTTCTGGTTGGCTTGTCTATCACAATACTACTCCTTTCCAATACCAAGAAACCATTTCAATAATAATTATTTTATGGAACAAAAATTACCACCACAAGAAAATGAAACCATAGAAGAAAAGAAATGTAAAGTAAGTGGGATATATTTGATTAGAAATTTGGTGAACAATAAAATTTATATTGGATCTGCTGTAAATATTAAAAATAGATGGTATCGTCACAAAAATCAACTAACAACAAATAAACACAAAAATCCTTATCTCCAAAGTGCTTGGAACAAATATGGAATTGGGAATTTCTCTTTCGAAATTGTCAGTAAACTTCATTTTATTGACAAAAACAAAGAACTGTCAAAACAACACATTCTTGCTAATGAACAAATCTATTTAGATCTTTATGAAAGTTATAAAAGGGAAAAGGGATACAATATTAACAGAATAGCCGGGAATAGTCTAGGACTTAAACATTCCGAAGAATCTAAAATAAAAATGAGGGAATTTCAGAACAGACCGGAAGTAATCGCAGCCAAAAGAAACAGAATACCATGGAATAAGGACAAACATTTGTCAAAAGAATGTATAGAAAAAATGAGGAACAGAACTCCGTGGAATAAAGGCAAGCACATGTCCGAAAAAACTAAAGAAAAATTAAGTGAAATAAATCGTGGCAGCAAAAATCCTAGATATGGTAAATATAATGGACATCCGATATCAGAATCAACAAGAAACAAATTATCTATTCTTCTTAAAGGTAAGAAACCATGGAACAAAGAACTTCGTGGTATAATACATCAGTCGGCTAAAGCCAGAGAAACAAATAGGTTGGCACATTTAGGATCAAAAAACCACATGTATGGCAAGTCGCCTTCTACAGAAACAAGAAAAAAATTAAGCATAAAAAATAAGGGTCAAATACCATGGAATAAGGAACAAAAATTATCAGAAGAGCACAGAAAAAAGATTGGCGAAAAAACAAGAGAAAATCATCGCAAATTGGGGCATAAAACAAGAATTCCAAAAGAAAAATAAGTGAATCATTGAAAGCCAGTAATAATACCTCTGGTCGTTTTCAAAAGGGTTTTACTCCATGGAACAAAAAGCCAGAAGAAAAACAAAAAAGAATGTCAAGAATCAAAAAGATCAGGCGACAATCCTGAAAGTTCCAAACTTCATGTTTGAGTAACCCCATTGATCTTCATATGAAATATCCAAAATTATAACAGAACCCTCCTCAATTATTGAAGCATCAAAACTACTATCCATATTCCATGGCCACAATTTTATGGGATGAGAATTTGTTCCATCATTTATTGTGACGATATGGTATTTTTTGCCAGACTTTGTAAGTTTATCTACAATTTTTTCAACATAACCACCAACACAACCGGATCGATCAATATCATTAAATTGCTTAATTCCATTACGTGCAAATACAGTTTTTATTACTTCAAATTCATCAGATAAAATTTGATGCAAATCGTAACCAAGATAAGTTTTATACAATTTACTTTTTTCTTTTTTATTTAATTCTCTATTCTGATTACTATCCAAAATTTGATAAATTTGTTCTTCTGGAACTTTTGACTTTTTGCCCCGTTTTTTATTCTCTAGCAATTCCTCAACGAAAGCACAACAACTTTTCCTTGTCCAGCCAAATTCATCAAAAGCTCCAATTCCAGCAAGAATATTAATACCTTTTTTGTTTAACTTAGACCAAGACATAGAAAAGAACGACCTGAAATCATTAATATTTTTTTTATGAATTTCTAATTCTTCATAGGCTTTAGGTCCGAATCCTTTAGCTAAAACTAAACCCAATCTTATGTTTCCATCCTCCGGTTCACATTTGTATCGTGATTTTGTTACACTAAATGGAAGAATTTTAATGTTATGTTTTTTCGCGCTCATCATATATCTGCGCAACTTGTCATCGTCTTCGGTCCTGCTTATTAGACACGTGTAAAATTCTACCGGATAATAATACTTCAACCAAAGACACATTACTGTTATATAACCGTATGATAAACCATGTGCTCTATTGAATGAATAACCTGTAAAGTTAAGCAAATAAAGTAGCGTTTCCTGTTTTTCTTGTTCCGCTAATTCTGGATGCGTAATTTTTATCTTTTCGTCGTATGCTTTTAAAAATTCATCAAGTTTCGGTCGATCTTTTCTCTCTTGATCAAGATTTTGTAGATCGAGTCCATTAACCCATTCTTTACGGAATCCATACTCAAATGGTTTTCTCCATTTATCTGCTTCACCTAGGGAAATTCCCAAGACTTCCGCTACACATTGCATCGTCTGTTCTTGGTAAAGAATTACACCATAAGTCTTTGCCACATATTTTTGGAAAATTTTTGGAACATCAACTTTTTTAGTTAGATCATTTTTTGATTCCGCATATTGATAGGCCAGACCACCTTGAAGGGCTGCTGGTCTATAAAGGCACGAAATTGCCACCACATCCTCAAAAGATTGTGGATTTACGTCACGTGCAAGTTTATTAATTCCAAAACCATCCATTTGGAATATTCCGGCATTTTCATAATCTCTTACTGTTCGATAAATATTTTCGTCTTCTAAATCAAGATGATAAATTTTGTCCATTAAATCAATGTTTTTCTTTTCCCTGATCATGTTTACCGTATCTTTAATAATTGACACAGTATCAAGTCCAAGAATATCAAGTTTCAATATTTTAAGATCACTAAGATATTTTTTTGTGGTGCCTTCACTAAATGAAGCAATTACTTCACCACCAGTCCTTTGAACTGGTATATAGTCATAAATTGGCCCATCAAAAATAACCACACCAGCAGCGTGTTTCCCAAGATGTCTAATTTTTCGATAAAGAGAGTTCGCAAGAGGAAGAATGTCTTTATTTTTGTCTACAAATTGTTTTATATCTTCATTATTTTCGCACAAGCTTTTAAGATACTCTTCAATATTGTCATTAAATTGAACTGGAACATCTTCTTCAATTTCTTTTGTAACTTTATTTAATAAACCGTCGTCTTCTGACCTATTAAATACTCGACATAGATCCCGTAAAATCCCCTTACAATGGAATTCAGAGTAAGTTGGTACGTGGATAACCGAATCTTCACCATATTTAACACGAAGGTAATCCTCAATTTCCTGTTTTCTGTCACTGTCAATATCGACATCAATATCAGGACTACTTATCCTTTCAACTTGAACAACATCTTTATATTTTTTAACTTTTCGTTGTGGTTTAATTCCACCAATTATTTGATCGCCATTCTCGCCGTCACCTGAATCGTCATAATCTTCTTCGACACGCAAAATTGATGATGCCAAAAATCTTTCAAACATAAGATCGTGTTTTATCGGATCAATTTTCGTAATTTCCAACACAAATGAAACAAGGCATCCCCCTGCAGAACCTCTTGCTGGACCAGACCAAATTTCACTGTCTTTTATAAATTGAAAAATATCCCAATAAATTATAAAATAATCTGCATAATCGGCAGCACAGATTACTTTCATTTCGTATTTAAGTCGATCAGCATACTCTTTTGTCTTTTCTCTTGGAATTTCCCCAGACTCTATTTTGGCGGCGAGTCCTTTTACACACAATTGCTTAAAATAATCATTAACATTTTTATATTTTTCGGGAACTTTCACTTTCGGAAATTTCTTTGTTGTAGTGTCAAACGAAAAATTGCATTTATCGGCAACTTCATTTGTAAGATCAAGCCACGAATCTATTTGCGATGCATCATAATTAAAACCAAATTCCTTGTTAAAATCATGGAAATCTTGACGAGAACAAATAAATGATTTTCTAACTGACGCAAATGGACTTTTTTCGGGGTGCTCTTCAATTTCTTTTATCGTATTCTTCCGGATAATAAGTTTAAGTGCATCCTGCGTTTTAATATTTTCTTTATTTGGATAATGTGTGTCATTAGTAAGAATAAATTTCTCGTGTCCAATGTCTTTTCCAAGTTTAAGAAGTTTCTCGTTACAAACTTTTTGTTCATTAAGCTCATTAAAAATCAATTCAAAATAAAGATCATCTTTAAAAAACTCTTTTAGACGAATGGCCATTTTATAGGCTTCTTCATCCTGATCTTCTAAAAAGAATTTGTTAATAATCCCACCAATACAAGCGGTAGATATCGTCAAATGTCCAGGCTCGATAGCAAACAAATCATCAAACAAAATTATCGGTTTATAATAATAGGTTTCTTTGTTCGCTTTATACAGCAATTTACAAATTTGCCGGTATCCAATATCATTCTTAGCAAGTAAACAAGCATGATAGGTTTCACGCTTTACTTTGCCATCTTCCCCCTCCTTTTTTAATTGTGACGCACAATATGCTTCAACCCCGCACAAAACCTTGACATCTATCGCCCTGCCCTCTTTCCATGCTTCATATATACCACTGCTCGCCCCATGATCGGTTATGGCGATTGCTTTGTGGCCCAATTCTTTTGCCTTCGTCACTAGTTCCTTTGCTGAACTCAGTCCATCCCCGAGAGAGTAATGCGTATGATTATGGCAATGGACAAACATGTAATCACCCGATCCCATTAAAAATGGCTTGTTTTCTTGCCAGCGATATGGTGTTGTTGTTATATAACACATTAGTTATTCGTCGGAATTGATGTCTACCACCATATTTGAAATGATATATCACACCCCTTTGCGTTATTTTAGTCTTCCTCAAATTACACATTTTCATTAACCATTTCTGCGCACCAATGCAAAACCGCCTACTCGCTAATAACGAAAATGCTGGCCACTTGGAATGATTCATTATTGTGCCATCACCATCGACGGTGCCGCGAAGGAAATGCCTTATTAGGTGTTTTGGAACAATGTTGGTGGATGGCCAGTTATAGTCAATATATGTTTTATTTGGCAAACACCCCTTGTTAATTATGTCTTTAACCATCTTTTTTGAAAAAATCCTTAAGCGGCAACAACATGACGGGCCACCAAACCCGCTTTTATTGATAACATCTTTGATTTCATAATTGGTTTTTAGTGCCTTTGCTATATTCTCTAATTGCCCGCGATCTCCCCTTTTTAGACCGATGGCTATACAATAACATCTTTTCTCTTCGTCATAAATAACGCATCCATCTGCATAAATAAAACCTAAAATATAAGCTTTCTCTTCTGTATCAATAACTTCAAAAAATGACTCATCAATATAAAACCGTCTATGCCGCATCGGGATCTCATTTTTATATAAAACATCTGACACTCTTCCTAGAGCAATTTGATTAATTCTTGCTACTCGCCTTGCGCTAATTCCAGATTGATATTGACCAACAATAGTATTAATAAGGTCATCATTCATTAATTTGGGGCGTCTAATTTCAACGTCATTCTTGTGTAAATAGGTTCTAATTGTTGTATCGGAACAATTAAGCCATTTGGCCAATTCCTGTATGCTAATGCCATCTCCATATCTTTTAATTAAATCTGTTATCACATTATTCGAAAACATGGACCTTGACCCACCGTGCCATGATCTATTTCGTGTAACATGGCCACAATTTCAAAATTTGTTATGAAATCTTTGTTGGGATCTATATGTGAAAAATATAATCTCGGTTCCCACGTATATCTACCTTTATTGCTTGCTGCCGGGGTCATACCATATCGTTTAATTTTATTTACCAAAGAACCCAATGTCACATGATATAAATTCATTTATTGTTGAATTTTCCGTCTTTCCTGACTGCCAACCCCCAAGCATCCCAATTCTCGACGCGCTCTCTTGCAAATAATTCTATTTTTGGAATATCACCATAAAGTTGAGTTATTCGATCCCTCACTTCATCTGGTTTGCGGGAATGTTCACGCTTTGGAGATTCAACTATTTGATGAACACTTTTTGAAATTCTTTTCAACCTTCCCCTTATACCAAGCAAACAAATTTCACAGTTATTTCTGGTGTATGACCCCATCCCCCAAAATAATTTGCCTGATTTTTGTCCTTTTTTTACCCACGTAAATGCAATAGTCTTGTATTGGTATCCCCACGACTCCATCACTTTAAGTCCATCAAGTAATAACGAGGTCGGAACCCACAAAAAAAGACATGAATCTGGTAAAGAAATATCACGAATTGGTAGACTACTTATTTCTTCTGTTTTCATACATGGATATTTAAATTCACTACCTCTCTTACCGGCAACACATTTATCGCGGAACGACCACGGACAATCGGCGTAAATTATGTTATATTTTTTGTTCGGGAACGGAATTATTTTGCTCTTTGTCATCGATTTCCCTTTTGATTTCTTCAGAAGTTATTTCCCACAAAGATACACCATCAACCATTTGCGATAATCTTACTTGATAGGTCCAATCATACTTTTTCGATTTTATAACTTCAAAATGCCATGGCGGGAAGAACGCGTTTGCATCACTACAAGCACAATTCATCAAACAATTATTTCCATCATCAATTCGACTTATTAAAAATGTTAATTTCTTGGCTTCTTCAATTGTCATAAAGGAAAGTTTAACAAAAGGAAAAGAAATTGATTATTATAACAGGTCACCCCCGATGTAATTAACATATATTACAGCGGAAACTTTTGTCGAATTTATAATATAAGTCACATCAAATTGTCTATTTGATTTTTCAGCTACAAATTTCTTTAGTTTGTTTTCATCTTTAAAAGTAACTTCCATCATTGGTCCAGACAAAATAACTGCTCTGCCCAAATTTAAAGATTCGTATTCCTTCTTAAGTTCTTTAGTGTATTCTTCTGATGGGGTTTCTTTTGATGTTACATTTCGGAAATAATCATCACCCTCAACATATCCGCCGTATTCTGGCCCAGGCCATTCCATGTGTGATTCATTGTTCCTAAATTCTTCTGGTGTCATATCCGATAAATACTTTTCAGCTTTAGGTGATAATGGTCCCCTGACTAATACATCAACATCATATCCATCTTGATCTGCACCAACATCGCTTGAAATGACTTTTCCGTCAAGCCCAAGTTGATGAATTTTCTTTATCCATTGATCTTCTGATATTTCACCATTTCTTGATTGAAGATAAAAACCAATAACAAACTCATCCTGTTTATCCATTTGCTCTAAAATTAATTCCCGAAGCTTCATCTTTAACAATTTTACCAATTATTTTTGTCTCCTACCTTTTCACACCAAAACCACCACCAAAATAATTATATTTCTTCCTTTATAATTTTATTGATTTTTCTAAGTGTTGGAATATCACAGAAGCAGGCATTTGCTATTATATTATTTATAAGAAGCGGTTCACCTTTTAATGCCTTATCTTCCGAATTATCTTTGCCAAGAACAAACGAATCAATAACTATAAGTGCCCTTTTATTTACGTGCCACAATGATCTTGGGATATCATAAGAAACAATTGTCTTATTATTCTTATTGCGCAATGTTATACTTGTTTTTGTCCTACTAATTCTATTAAAATCTCCAAGATTAATTTTTCTCAGATCAAAAACAAAATTGCCGCCACGCTTATTAATATGCAATATGTATAAACTAGATGACAATTCAATTTTGATTGCCGATAACAATGTGTATTTATCAATGTTTTGTTGATGCAACAATTTTTTCGTCTTTAATGAAATTCCGCTTTTAATTTTTATCCTATCCTTCAAACCAGTTTTTATTGAAAATGGAATGTACATCCTGTTGTATCGGATTATAATATCCGTTTTTGAATCATATTTGTTTTTAGTACGATTGCCAATGTGTTTCGCGGATAATCCATCAAGATTGATTCTATTTATGTTTTCGGCAATGATATATTCCGCTAGTTCACCAATACCGGCAAATCCAGCTTGCTTTAAATACATAATATTTATAAGCGAATCTTTAAAGGATCCAGTAGCGTGCTGTTTAATTAAACTAAAAATTTCTTCGGGTTTAGACATCTATTGTCTACAATTACCTAAATAATTTTTAACGATATCATATTTTCGGTCCAAACAAATTGTTTTGCCATCATATAATTTATGATATATTCTATCTAATTGTCTATCACCATGATAATGTAAATGAAATATGTTGCCATTCTTCCTTATTTTAGATTTGCTTACTTTACAGTATCGTATTAACCATTTTTGTAATGCAACACAAAAATTCTTATTGGCCGACACTAATGAAAATCGCAAATCACGCTTCAGTTTTCTTTTGGGAGCTTTGGATAAATACCAGCTACCGTCTCCATCAAAATATCCCCTAATATAATGTCGTATCAAATTGTTGCGAATATACGGTGGTGGGAATACATTTCTAACAGTTTTCGGCGAACAATATCCTTTATTCACCAAATCAAACACCATAATTTTCGAACTAATAACTAATAGCGCCGATTTTTTGCTTTCGTAGCGCAATATTCTATTGCCACAAATGGAATTAACAAATTTAGACAAATGTTTGTCATCTCTGCTTTGTAATTCTATCCGCACACTATATTTGTGACATTTTCTATTACATATGATGGTTCCATCAGCGCATATAAATCCAATCCAATAGGCTTTTTCCTCTGTATTTATATTTTTAAAAAACGATTCATTATATGTATATTTTTTACTGCCTATATTTCGCATAATCCGTCCTTACAAGAATCAATACTTTGATTGGCCTCCGTATTTTCCTTACTTCTTTCTTTCCATAGCTTTTTAGCTTCCTGTAGTGACAACGGTGTTATTGGTTGATTATCTCTGCTTCCAAGTGGATACATGGTCAAACCTTTTAATTCCGGAAAATATTGTTTTATTAATTTCTCCACTTCATTTTTTGAATGTTTATCTTTATCTATTAATATTGTTTTTGAAATTGACTGATCAACATTTTCTTGACATATCTTTTGGATTTCAAAATGTGTTTTTAATGGAATCTCATTAAAAGACTCAAAATGCGATACGTCTTTTCCTTCTGCCATCAATTTCAAAAATATTGGGTGAAAAATAATTTCCTCCTTCATTTTGTCTTTATTTTTCTTGTCATAAAATCTTCTCTTATATGCTGGGCCGAAAATTGGTTCGATACCAGATGAACAATTACCACAAACCATGCTTATGGTTCCAGTAGGGGCTATACTCAACAAATTTGCATTCCTGGCTCCGTGCTCTCTAAGTCTCATTTTCACACTATTTTTTAGTGTTTTAATAAAGCCACTTTTCATAAATTGTTCTTTATCATATACTTGGAACGTTCCTTTTTCTACAGCAAGATACGTACTCGTCTCTACTGCTTTGTTTTTTATAAAATCAAAAACATGTCCTATTATTTTTAATGATTCTTCAGAAGCATATTTTTGATTCATAAGCAGTAACATATCATGTAATCCAGTAATTCCGAGTCCAATTTTTCTGGTTTTTATTGATTCTTCTTCAATCTCTTTTAGTGGGTATTGTGTTATAGATATGATGTTATCTAAAAATCGCACCGCCACTCTTACTGCATAATCAAGCTTATCCCAATTTATTTTTCCATTATTAACAAATCGTGACAAAACAACACTGCCTAACACGCAACTTCCGAATGGATGGCTTGATAATTCTCCGCAGGCATTTGTTCCAACAATCTGCTTGTAATAATATAATGTATTCATGTCATTCGCATATTTTAAATTAAATAATCCTGGTTCCCCATTTTCATATGCATTTGACAGGATTTTGTTCCATAATTCTCTAGCTTTAATTTTCTTTAATTCAGATCCACGCCAAATTAACGAAAAATCCTTATCTTTATTCACAAGATCCATAAATTCCTCAAAATCGGCATTAAAAACTATTGATATGTTCGCATTAGTTAACTGTTTTTTATCAAATTTGGCATTAAGAAATTCCTCAATGTCTCCATGATCTATATTTAACATCATCATGTGTGCACTACGTCTATTGCCACCACCACGAATTTCCTCTGCAATTGCATTAATAATACGCATATAGGCAACAGCACCTTGGGCTTCGCCTCCCGTTCCAGCAACAGGGGTCCCCTTGGGTCTTATTTTTGAATAATTAATCCCTATCCCACCTCCGACACCAGAAACAATTATTGAGTCAGAGCAGGTTTTACCCCATCCTTCCCGGCTATCTTCGACATCAAGAACAAAACAATTAATTAAATTGCTTTTTGGTCTGCCAGCGCCAAACCAGATCCTTCCACCTGGACAAAATCTATTTGACACAATTTCTTTATAAAATTTCTGTTGCCATTCATCTCTTTTTTCTGGTTTCTCGGCGGCGGCTACGGTTCGTGCAAGCCGCATACACGCTTCATCCCATGTTTCGTTCTCGGTAAACGCATATCTCTGTTTAAAAATATCCAGAGATATTCCCTGTGGTTCATATTTATCAATTAATTCTGTTTGATCAATAACTTGATTTGTCATACATTCCTCCTTCATTTTTGTTTTTTCACTGATTCCCATAATAATTGAGCATTTTTCTGTTTGGTTGGCAGCATCACGGGTTCGTCACCAATTATTTCAATCTTAGAACGTGATGTGTCAACCTCAACATTGTATATCATTCCTGACATGCCCGAACGATTTTTTGGTATGTAAAAGCGTCCCATACCATGAGCGATGTCGGATATCGTTCTAGACAATGATATAATCGTATCAGAAACTGCAGCTTTTAAATAAGCCTCAGCAATACTTTCCATTGTAATAATATCAGCATCGGCAGCTTCTCTCGTAGCTTGTGATGCGGTTAATACCGGAACATCAAAATCAACAGCAATGCCACGTAAATCTTCATAAATAGATTCTAATTCAAATCTTTTATCCTTCTTAGACAATGCCGGTTTCATTAAATCAGCATAATCAACAATAATCATGTCTGGAATAAAACCCTGCAATTTCATCTTGGCAAGGTGATTACGTATTGTTCCGCATGATGCCTGCTTTGTTGGATATTCCTTAATGATTAAACGATTTTGTGCATATTTATTAATACGCTCCCATACTTGATCCGGATATTTTTTGAGATCATCAAATGCTATGTCAGAAAAATTTGAATCATACCTAAGAGCAGTTTTTTGTTCACTCAATTCGAGTGTATAATGTGCAACTTTATATCCACCCTTAATTGCAGATATTCCACTCTGTACTAATAAGTGTGACTTGCCACGTGTTACACATGCTAGAAATACATGTAATTCTTTTGCTGCGAATCCACCACCATTGTTCATTATTCTATTTATTGGTTCCCACGGTGTTGGAATAGACTTAATTGCCGATATCTTCATGCGATCATTAAAACTATCATGATTGAAATATTCAAGCCCTATATTCTTATCAAACCCCAACAGCACGCTTTTTTTGATTACTTCAATTATTTCATCATATTTAGAATAATTTATCATCTCAGCAGCTTTTAATAGAGCTACCTTTAAATTTTGTTTTCTGCAAAAATCAAGAGATTTATCTTTAACAAATTCAATATCTTCAAATTTCTCTTTTAATATGTTGTTCTTAAATGAGTCAACAAATAATTTTAATTGTTTTTTTGATATTTCATCCGGGACATCAACAATAAGGGTTTGCAACACATCAATACTTGGAATGTGATTATATTTGACATAATAATCTTTGATTATCTGCAATATATCACGATGATGTTTTATATCAACCGAATTAAAGTCAATTATTTCTATAATTTGCTCAGCAAATTGTCTATCTATTAATATTGCGTGAATTAGTTTCTGTTGAAAATGCTCCCCAAATTCATTGATATTATTCACTCACCACACCTCCATTATTAGTTGATTTAGATAAATAATTTAGGCTATTCATAACTTGAATTAATTTTTCTATGTCGATACCTTGTAAATCGTCACTGGCCAGAATTCGAAGAGCAATTGGTTCAAACATTGGTATTTTACACATATCGGTTTTAATTGTTTGTATCTGACTATTTGTAATTATTGATTCGACCAACTGAGTCACATTATAACATTTCATTAACGAATCTTGTTGATCTATAAATTTTTGATACGATTTAGAAAGTTTTGATTTTGCTTCAATTTGTTGGCTAGCATAAGTAATCACATCAGCAACTGTATATCTTTCCTGATTCGCCAAAAATGGTAACAATTTAATAATGTTGGAAGGACCAACACCTAATACTCCTTTAATATTGTCTGATTTATCGCCAACAATTGCCCTAAACAATGGAAAATTTGGAATGCCAATACCGTATTTTTTCTGGACCGCTATCAAATTTACATATGCTCTTTTTAATGGATCAAAACAAATGGTTTTTCCGTCCAATAGCTGATAAAAATCTTTATCACTCGACACAATTATTTTCTGTTTGTCTTTATTTAATGCACATAATACAGATATAACATCATCTGCTTCAACATATTCATATTCCATTTGTATAACCGGAATTGTTTCTAATATTCTTTTTACCATTTGCAATTGAAAATTTTTATTTTGTTCTATCTCATTGTCAGTATATTCCATGCTGCGATTAGTTCTAATAAATCTTTTCCTGTGCTGTTTATATTCACTTAGAATTTTTCTTCTTTTGTATCCGCCATTCGGCCCATCCCAACACATAAAAATTTTGGTTGGCATCATCTGCATTGACCAGTATAACAAATTATTAATTAATCCATGAACGCCACCGGTTGGTTCACCATTGACATTAGTCGTTCCTTGAACAACAAAATTCCGCAAAAAATTATTTGTAGCATCAACAAGCATGATTCTATCCATGCATCACCTCTTGATACAAATAGTTTACATCAAAATTTAAAAATTGAATTTATTTCTTTTTCTCAATCGCACCAATATTTGCCATCGCTTTTGCAATTAAATCTTTTTTATCGTCATCATCAAAATTATCAACATCATATTTTTCCATCAAATCGGAAACAATCTGTTCAATTTGTGTTTTAAGGGGCTTCCATTCTTTTTCATAATTTAATAATGTATTAACAATTTCGTCGTGGATTTCTTCTTCTTTTGTTAATCCAGCAGGGAGAGTATTTACATCTATAGCATTTAATGCTTGTTTTAATACATTTTCGATTTCATCAATTGGAATACCCAAAATTTTATTTAATAACTTCGCATTATAACTTATTGGATCTTTACCTTTTGTTTTATCTTTGTCTATGTGTTTAATATTTTTTACCAATAATTGTAATAATGCCTTGGCTGCCTGACTCACATCAATATTTTGAATTGATGTTATAAATTTTTCTTTTTCAACTTTGGGTAATTTACTAAATAATTGATCGTACTCCGTCATCATTTGGGCAATCATTTCGGTATTACCAACTCGTTTGCCAAAATCAATACGATGCAAATTTCCCTCGATTCCTATAGCATTAGCCGCTTTCTTAGCAACTTGCGATGCGTCCTCGTCAACTTCTCCCAATAATGAATCAAGATTTTGTTCTACCAATTTGCCAAAGTATTCACGCAATTTTTGTTCACTACCCTTAGCAACACCCAATGCTCTTTTCATAATCTGATTATATTGATCGGCACCCAGTTCAGCAAAAAATTGAAATTCATCACCAAGATTTTTTAATATCTCTTTTGAAAGATTAATTTGTCCCACACCACCAAGATATTTTTGAGCTAATAACTTTGTTACATTCTGCAGGGTTAACCCGTAAACATTTTTATTCACCCATTGTTCAAATTCCGCTGGATCTGGTTTTATTTGGAATTCTGTAAAAAATGCATTAATCTTATTTTTTATTTGATCCCACTCTTGGACTCGCTCTTCATCGGTTTTTTTAGCGCCACCTTTAGCGGTGCGAAACCATGCATTTTTTGCTTTGTCAAATATTTTAAGTGTTTTATTGCCGGCCCATTTTTTGGCAGCTTGAGCCGCTTTTTTTAACAATTGTTCATTAACAATAATTGGTGCTATTTTAATCATCTACCATAATTATTCCGTGAATTATTTCATGGACAATATAATTAAAAAAGGAGACAGAAATAGAAATGGCCAAAATTTATAAAATTACCCTCAATGAACTAAGAAAACTAATGGAAGGACCAAAAATTAAATCAAAAATCGACGATAATGTCTATCAACCACTAAAGGAATTTCTTTCCGATTGGTATAATAATGATCAGAAAATGAAAACATGGGATGACAATTTCTTAAATATTCGTGGTGGTCTACAATGGTTTGCTAATGTTACCGGATATAATGCCAGAGATTTCGCGGAAGATAGTGGATGGTTATGGGATGTTACCAAAGATTTTCTAAATGATGATATTTATTTTTTACCAATTAAACAACAAAAGATGATTTATAATGTTTTTACTGGTAAAGAACAATTATCAAAAATTAAACATTTATTTTAGAGTCTTTTGCGTAAAACAACGACACCCTTCATATTCTTGGGCGTATAAGTTCGATAGTTTTCCCTAAGTCTGGGATTGTTAACAATTAAATTTTGATAAACATCAAGTGGCGTTATATTTTTGAATGTGTATTGTGGTTTATCTGCCGTTCTTTTTTCATAAACATAGTCTCTTATCTGGCCGATTTCCTGTTCGTTTAAATTGTGAATAGCAATTCCATGACACTTTCCCTGCCAATTAGGATGAACTACAAAAACACGCGGGTGTTTTGTATGTGCTCTAGGACCCCAATAAGTGAAGGCTATTACATTTCCAGCCGAATAAAGCGCCATAATAATATCCTCCTTTTATCCGTCTAATTTTTCCGCAATTTCTTCATTTTCCTCAATCTCAGCCGCCAATGCTTTCATTTCTAAATCTGATTCCGGATTTATGTCCATATGTTTCATTTTCTCTTCATCTGAGGCTGTATATTTTATAATAATTGATTCTTCAAGTTCATTTAAACACTGTACCTTAAATGATTCATCTAGCCACAATTGATCCCAGCCTTTTCTACCGGCAAACTTTTTGTCACCCATATGATACCAAGATCCTTTTGTCTCTATTTTTTTGATATCTTTAAAATATTCCATTATGGAACCGGAATCATCTATTCCCTCATTAAATAATATATTGAAATTACAAGTTCTAAATGGTGGTGACACCCTACTTTTAATTATTTTGGCCTCACAACCAATACCAATGACATCTTCTAATTTCTTTACTAATCCCCTTTTCGACAATTTAATTCTTAATGATGAATGGAATGGAATTGCTTTACCACCATATGTTGCCGACATGGGATCACCAAATTTTACCCCGATACTAGTTTTCAATTGATTAGTAAATACCGCTATTATTCTGCTTTCTCCTATCTCTTTTGTAAGTTTACGCATTGCTTTTGAAATTATTTTAGCAGCTTCTGCAATAGATTCTTTCGGATCAAACGTGCCCTCTATCTCCGCTTTTGTTGGCGTCCCGGCAACGGAATCCCAAATCAATGCCACCGGAATGTCATCATTTGACTCCCGTACACGTTTTACGATTTCTTCCATGGTTTCCAATACATTTTCCATGGTTCCGGGTTGCGCATAAATCATTTTGTCGATATCAACGCCAACTCTCTCACAAAATTTTGCATCAAGAGCACTTTCTGTATCAATGTACGCAACCAATCCACCCTTTTTTTGGACATTCGCGGCAATATGCTGGCACAATAAACTTTTCCCGGTGCTTTCTTGTCCGAAAATTTCTATTATTTTCCCAACTGGTATGCCACCATTACGAATATTTGAACATATATAATCAAGTAACGTACTACCGGTTGATATCCACTCGCGAACATCGGTTGGTGATTCCTTACCCAACTCATATACTATTGCTTCTTTAAATTTGGAATTTATTACTTTTGTTAAAATACTTTTTAACTGCAATACTGATGCAGTCTTAGCCGCTTCGTCATCCTTTTTTAAGGATTTAGATGGTACTTTGATAGCCATGAAATCTCCCTTATATCAATTGGTTGAAACTGTGTAAGGCGGCGAAAAAGGAAGGAAAATAAAACATTTATTCATTAACAATCTTAGATATCTCTTCAAATGCACTATCTGGCGATTCCGTAGTAGCAACAGCGGCGACAACCGGTTCTGTCGATTCAGGCTCTGTATCAGATTCCGGCGCAAATTCTACTGATTTAATCCATTCTTCGACAACTTTTGACATTTCTTCCGGTTCAAGAATTCTAAAATCGGCAGAAATATCTGGAACAGATTCTATTATTTTCTTTGTCTCATCGGCTGTAGCAAGCGGTATCGATTTTCTTCGTGGAGTAACAATAGTGGAATCAAATTCACCCTTTGTTTTTGCTTTTTTATATACTATGTCAAGATCTGTTCCATTTTCCGGATCAGAAATATCACCATAATCGGGATTCTTACAGATATTAATTATGTTCTCATACACTTTTTTAGAGAATGACCACCATTTTGGTTCTGCATTCCCCTGAGCACCAAATCTATTGCTATCATCAAACGATACTTCAACAATTGGTGTGGCTATACGCAATTGTGCCTTAAGTTTGCCAGCCGTGGCTTTGTCGCCATTTTGAAACAATTTTATTCTTAATTGACAAATTGGGCATTTTTTATTAATTGTTGATAGGCACACAACTGGTCCATTTGGATCTACCCCATAGTGTATCATATGCTCCAGAAATTGCGGTTCATGGGGAACTATTCTGATACGATGTTCAGTTTTTGGACGCCAGTAATTGCTCTTTTTGGTAAACATCTTACCAGTCGTTATTTGTTGTAATTTCTCTTCAATTTTTTTGATGTCTATTGGCATTCTATTACTCCTTTTCGGTTGTGTTGGTATTTACAACCCTTGGGCTAACAACGTCAACCAAATCTAATTCAACCACGGCCAGAACCTTATTGTTACTATCTTTGTTTTCTTTTTGCATCACAATTAGTGAATCTTTATAATTTGCCCAATTGATTTTAAACTGTTTTGGGTCAACTCCATCGGTAGTAGCGCCATCGGAAATCAGTTTGTTAAGGGCATTTAGTGAATATAGTGTATTCGTTGATTTATATCTATGTATTTGCAGCGTATTCTTTGGAAAATCATAATCCTTCGATGAATCAACATTGTATGTTATGATAACTTTATTCGGATCATTCTTTGCTTTAAATATAAATATCTCACTCTTTATATCAAAAGCATTTACGATGCTAGATAATGTCTTAGCTAATACAAATTTTTTGGCATTAGCGAAGGTACATAGCAACATCACATTTTTACGAACTCTGTTTTCTTGATTCACTGCATCCATTGTTAACCTCTCCTTCTATTTTGACTCGTTGTATATATTGGTGTGTTTAGAATCTCTAATAAATTTTCTAAGTGATTCAATTCTACTAAGTGGTCGTTGCAGTCCAGTAATTATGTTATACACTATTATTGAATTCCCGGACTCTTGATAAATACCACGATATACCGTAGCATTTCCAGTTATGTTAGCTAACGTATCAAATCCATAATTGATAGATTCCGGCAAACCCTGTACAGTATTAAACAAAACATCGCCGCCAATAACAATTGATCCAGCGGCTTTAGCAGTATTTAAATCAAATCCCTCTGCAAACAAAGTTTTTTCTAAATTGGCTTTAATTGATGAACCTATTGCGTATTTATCATTGTAATCTTTAACTTTGGTTGCTCCCATGATGCAGCAACCACCAACACCCATAATTTTGTTATAGTCAGCAGCATCAAAGGTCGTGTATTCCGTGTGTCTCTTTGCCATCGTATTGAACACATTAAATAAACCAGCGATGGCTTTGTTAATCGTAGACCAATATTGTGTCATAGTGAGATTCGGATATAATTTAGCCGTTTTGTTATTGTCAACAAATATTAGTGGCGAAATATTTCCCATTTCTGCATGGTTACAAAGTGGTTCAATAACATTAAGTGCATTTTCCGCGACAACGGATGAAGCACATTCACCATCTTTAGGTATCGCGCATATAACACCTATTCTAGAATTCACATTTTCAACACCAATATATCGTAGGTATTTCTCTACTATGCTCAAAAGAACAAAAACAGAACCACCACCAGTCCCACCACCAGATCCAATACATACTATAACTCTGTCGCATTTTCCAAAAATTTTCTTCATTTTGTTGATAATATCTTGCTCATATTGTTTTGCAGCGGCGGCACCTTTAACCATGTCCTTACCGGCACCGTCTTCTCGATCTATTTTCATTAATATTTTCTGATCGTTCGGTACATTAATTTTTGATAGATCCGATTCGGCAGTATTTACAACTAGACATTTCTTATATCCAAATGTGTAAAAACTTTCGGCCATGCGACTTCCGGCTTGGCCAGATCCTATAAATGCATATTGAATTGCTCCATCATTTTCATTCTTAATACCGGCCTCTTCCTCAGCGGCTTCCGCCATTGCTTTTTCATCAATTTCCGGAATGTCAAACGAATTATTCATTGTGTTTTTCCTCCTCCGATGCCTAATCCCTTTATTGCATCATCAAAATCTATCATGCCATCCGGCATGGTAGTAACTGCAGACGGCACACCATTTTTAGATTCGGGTGTTGAATCTGATTCTTCAATAATTTGTGGTAATTCGATTTCATTTTCTTTGTCGTTAACTTCTTCAGTAAGATTAACCGTTTCTTTATTCTCCTGTATTACGGACCAAATGTTAGCACAATTCAAAAGATATGTTACATCATTCCCATCGTATGAATTTCTTTTATCATTAATATTGTGTATTGCGAGATACTCATTATATGTTAATTCGACCCCATATTTTTGTAATAAAAACAATGACAGTGTTTGTGGCGGTATGTTGTTAAATTTGTCATTTATTTTATAATTGTATCCTCTCGATTTCCAATATTCGTCATTCCCTATGTAATAACTATCCACTCCATCACCAATTTTTCCAAGATCGTGAAACAGCGATAATATGATTATCGAATCTTTGTCGCAATCCCGAATTTTTAACCCGTTTGTCAACCCAACCATGCCCTTCATAACTTGTAATGAGTGTCTAGATAATCCACCGGGAAAACATGAATTATACTCAGATTTATACGATGCTGGTGCAGAAAAATATAAAGATGCCAAATCACTCATCATAACCGATATATTTTTCCTGCGTTTTTTGTCTAACATGTTAATCATTTTAATAACCTTTATATAATTGCTTCTTAGATATTTTAAACGAAACGACAATTTTTGCCAGTCAGACATAAATTATGCTCCATTCCTGGAATCTTTTATTTCCTTCATTTCGCCATAATTGTGCCCAACACTAATTTTTGAATACATGTTGCACAATTTAGATTGTTCAAAAATCTTTCTTATATTTTTAATATGTAACAATTCTTTTTCCGAAATCATTAATATGCCAGCATCATAAAAAGAAAATAATATTCTGGCATTTACATTATTAGATTTGATATAATCATTAACAGCACACAATGAATTAAGTAAAGCATTTCTTTCAGTACATTGTAGTATATTATTGGTAATAACCGAATCTGATTGCGATGTTATCAATATTGGTCTTTGATATGTGTCATATGTATAAGATCCAATAACATTGTTATCCCCATATAATTTTTTACAAAAAACGTCGCTTAAATAACATTGGCAATTTTGGTTCAATTTTTTTATGTCTTTGTTTTTGTACTTACTAAATAACATTTTAAATGAATACAATTTTGCGTCATGTCTATCGATATTAAGATCTTTGGCTATTTTAATATATGGATCATAACATTCAGCCAATTTATTGTCGGACAACGCAAGATATAATCTCATCTGACACGCAACATAATCAAACTGAACAATTACATATCCTGATTTTGATATAATTGTTTTTCTGTCATCATTCGACATGTTGTATATATTAAGATCACTGACTTCAGAAGACGCCAATCTCCCGGTTCTGGTATCTTTAAATTTTAAAAATGATTCACCATGAGTGGTATATATCGGTTTTGTTTCCAACTCACGTAACATCATATATTGTTTTTGTCCATAATTGCTATAATATTCTATTGTATTCTTAAATAAATTGCTGTTTTTGTTTTTATTATAAAATCCCCACATAGATTCTAAACGATATTCAACCAATTTACGATATATGTGTGATTCAATCAATTGATATTCTTTAAATTTTGATTTGTCAATACCAACAGTGTGATACGTTTTCATAATATTAAAATATGATTTATCGTCAACGACACATTCCTTATTCATGATGTTTGCAATATTTAAAATATCAAATTTATTTATAGAATTGTCTGAAATTTGCTGTGATTCAACAAACTCGTGGCCATCAAACGACAAAAAATTATTATCACTTATTTGCTCGTAGAAAATCACAATATCAATTTATCATTTACGACAGAAATTGATTATATTGCATTCATTACCGTTTCATAACTTGAAACCCATTCTCCTGGTGCAAAAGTATGTTCGATTCCAATAACATTATATAAACGCGAAAATACTCCAATATCATTATAAGCTCTGAAAAACATCTGTTGGTATGGAACAAATGCATTGTTTCCTATCGTTTTAAACGATATTTTCGTCGTCAAAAATTTAAATTGATCATTGAAAGATACGCCTTCCATTATTTCGTCGCCCCGCAAATCTTTATCCGCCATTCTTTTTATTAATGATGCCTGCAATTCCTCATCAGTTTCTGATGTCAATGAAAGATCTTTAAGAATAGTATTTTCACCAAATACGTTAAATATGGGAATATCAAAAACGGTATTATTATCATTGGGTTGTGCATTATTAGAAGATCCCGGAACCGTGACATCATTAAATTCTTCATTATCTTGTGATATTCCGGCATTAGATTCAACAACTCTACTAAACGCACTCTTTTCAGAATCTTGATGTATTTTTGGAACACCATATGATGAGTCTATAAGAAAACAATATGATTCGGCACCATTAAATTCATTAATATGTTCATAATTAAAAAATTTCATTGATGGGATCATAATTTTATCCAATTTCTCATCAATTTCTTTTAATTTATTTGATGCGTCTATAACCTTTTGTGTTTCTTGATTCTTCTTTCTTAATATTTCTTCTTGTATTTGTTTGTCATCATAAATTTCTTTAATAATTTGGCTTATTTCTTTATAGTCGGTGTAATCACCCAAGAATTCATCAACAATTTGATTAAGATAATCCATTGGATTTGGTATATTTTTAGATTTAACAATTTTTATATTGAAATTCTTAAAATTATCTTGTGAAATTGTAAAATCACTTATGTTTGGCGGTGATGGTTGTATTGTATCATTAAATTTACCACACACAAACTTAAAATTCGGATTTTGTCCACTTTTTTCCAATGAATAATTTATACAGCTAGATATTTCATTTAAAATATCGGATAATTTTATCAAATTATTATTCTTAGGAATTCTATCAATACTTGCATTAAAAGCATCAACAACCATACCATTTATTTGATTTTGTATATTTTGCCTTAAACGATCTCCGCTTCTTGTTCGGGGCTGCTCATCACTATCAATCGTTGAAAGAGTATCTTCATATCCTTCCAATATACTTGCAGAATTGGATTCAGAAGTAAGCATGTGTTCGCCCATTCTTACGGTAATAAACGACTTATTTGATGATGGAATAGCCTCAGCATTCAGTTCAATGTTGTGATCATTCGAATTCTGACCAACATCCCATCTAGTAAATTGTATTGTATCCCTGTTTTCAACACCAAGTATGTCTAATATCTTTTTGGCACATGGTAATAAGTCACTATTTGACACATTCAAATTATATCCCCATCTTATTATAAATCTATTTTCAGCGGAAAATATTGATTGCACAAAAGATTCCGCAAATGCATCCGGTCTATGTATTACAAATTGGAATTTAAATTTTTTAAATGCATATAACCCGGTTTGTTCTTGTAAATTTATGGTTAGACCTTTAATCGATATTTTATTTTTTCCAAATGACAAAAAACCAATCTCATCATTTGGTATTGGATTATATAATGAACTCAATATATCATCATTTGTAAATAATTTTGATTCAAATGGTGAAACAGTATATTGGGACAGCGGATCAAAATCGTCAAATTGCTCATTACTATAAAATCCAGAATCAGATCCGGATGGCACTGCATTAATGAGTACATATGGCGACAACATTGAATATACAATGTTGGTTATGTTTTGTCCGACCTCAGAACCATTCAATTCTTTTAAATCTCTATTACGTAAGCCCCAATTTGGCCACCCATTTCTCATTATTTGAATGTTTTTGCCAACCAAATCATCAACTTGAATAGTTATATTGCTACTATTATATGGTGAATTTACATCCAAATTTATTTGGTCATTGACTCGATTTGGTTGTGTCAATAATCCAGACATTATAATTTGTCTACAAATTCACGCGCATTTAGTGGAATTAACAATTCTTTCTTATCTTCAAAATCGCGAAATGGATCCACAATATTATTAAATATGGCTATAACCCACCAAAGACTTTCATCACCGTAATATTTAAAAGCCAATTTGTCTAAATACGTATTAATTGTTACCGTTTCCTTAGCAAACTTAACATTATATGAACGAATTATATTGGTTAAATTTTTGTTATTATAAAATGACCAATAACTGCCATTTATTATTTTTCTGTTGCTTTTCATATTACATTATGTCCACAAATTTGGTGAATTCAAATTTGTTTTCCGTTGAATTATATCTGATCCCCGGATTATCTTGATTTATCACTCCAACTTCCATCGAAACTTTAAAACCCTGCGGAATTTGTCTACCATCTGTTATTTCCCAATTAAATCTATATGGATCTGCATCAAATGATGTTATCATACCAATAACACCACTCACTGGCCCAACACTTGCTGGATTATATATATAATTCCCAAATCTAACTTCCACTATTGGACCAGAACTTATGGCATTCATACTAACAGATGTATTACCTAAATTATAGGTAAAATCGCGATATGCCGGATGGATTAAATTTTTCATAAAATTCAATTTGTGGTTCATGTAATACAAATCTTGTTCTGATTCCGGGATAATGAAAAAATTAAACATCAATTTCCTACTAGTATTTTTATAACGATATATCGATCCAATACGTCCAATGTATGTATCTTCATCTACCGAAATACTAAAATTTTCTTTGACAATATCCGATTCTGAATATGGTCTGAGCAATATCCCATACTTAGTCCTCATATCAACAATCACAAATGGGAAGAATAAATTGTCTTGAGTTCTAATTGTGCTTAACGGTATTCCACCATTGGTGGTATCAAAATTTATAATACCCTTAATTGGGGATCCATCTGTATATTTAGTGAATTCATTGTCTTCAGCAACACTCATCTTTGCACTTCTTTTAGAAAAAAATGAGTGAGACTTCTGAAATTTATCTGCAAGATCATTAGATTTGGCAATTGGTTGCTGAAATGTCACATTACTGACATTACTAAACAATCGTGCATAATCTATTTTTCCATCTTCCGTAGTGTGCTGTTCACTATATCCACGAATAATACCATTCGAATCTCTTTTATTTGTTTCAGAATATAAATTTGTTGTGGATTTATTTCTGTATTCACCAATAGATGTTGGTAAAATAGCATCTCTATATGGTGCCGAATTATTTATACTATATGTACCTTCTATTTTCTTATAAAACGGTGGAGACAATGTTGGTCTAATATATACTGAACCATTAAATAAATCCAGTAATCTATCTTCTCCTCTTAATATTTTTGATTGACTAGTTGTTGCACCAAGCAGAGGATGTATTGGAGCAAACATATTCGGGATACTTCTAGCAATAGATCCACCAAGAAATGGTACTAGAGCCGCATTATGAACAAGCGGATTGCTCATATCCGGAAATGATTCTGGATTTGAAATCGCAGTCGCGGCGGATGCAATTTCTTTATATAATCCCGGATTCGCATAAAACTGTGGAGAATTGTATTCTAATAAAAGATTTGTCAAAGCTAGTGTTATATTACCATCAAAATATTTATTGCTTTCATTATAACGATGTCTATTCTGCACCGCAGCGCTATCATCAAGCATTTTCTTTTGTAATTCTGCTATAGTTACCATTATTATGATGCGCTCCTAATTGCTGTTTTTACCAGCGCTTCCCCAACTTTTCTTCCATCCAGATTAATTACAACCGGTAATGCAACAATAGTATCTTTTTTGCTGTCCCGGTTACCAGTCATTCTTCCAAGATAATCATTAATCATTGATTCGGCACCGGGACTTCTCGATACGGGACCCCTTCTAAGCGGCATTACCAATTCTGGTCCAGCTTCACCAATGAGTGCTCTAGTAGCTCTCGTTACCAAACCACCAAATGCCTTTGTCTCTTGTATTTTGGGCGATGATGGAAGTGTAACTCTTGACGCTATGAAAGCATCTAATTCTTCTGGCTTTAGTGGTGGATTACGCGATAATGCTTCCATATATGCCTGCGTGGCTGCATATTCAAGACCGGCAGCTTTCGCTTTATATCGTTGTATTTCTAATGTATTGTTATTAATTGTGGCCTCATTATCACCAATTCTTTGTTGAAGTTCTTGAGCTTCTTTAAACTGACCAGCATTCACTGCAGCTTCAAGATTGGTTTGCAATTCGGTGTACATACCAGAGAATATCTTTTGTATTTCTTCGGCTTTTAATTCTTTACCTTCCATACCCCTAAATTGTTCTCTGATGTATTCAGCAGCACTATTGGCAACATCCGCCGATATTTTCCCGGTATCTTTTAATGTGGTAATTTCGGCCAATGCTTGTTCAAATGCTTGATTTATTGCTTTTGGATCCATCTGCGCATCTTTAGCTATTTGTTCCGGCGAGAACAATTCAGTTAATGATGCCATTCTTGTTTGGACAGCTTCTAAATTTTCAGCAGTAGCTTCTAGAATTCTTCTTTGATCTCTTTCTATTTGCTGCGATGCCTGAGTAGTAGACAATGTTAAATCAGCCTCTTTTTGGGCTGCTTCTGCATTAGCTAGATTTGCCGCGCTCATAATTGCTTGATATGCTATTGATTCCTCTAGAGCTTTGTTCATTTGTGCTCTATAATCAATCTCTTTCATTATACCTTCAAGTTGTGCCCGTTTCACTGGATCATCAGTTTGTCTTAATTCTGATTCAAGCCTTGATTTTTCGGCTTCTAGCCGTCTATCTTCAACATTCATTGCAGCTTTTAGTTTATCCGCTTGCGCAGTAAATATTTGATTAATTTTGCCCAATGAATCAATTTGTATTTTATTTAATTCATTAACACGATTTATAATTTGGCCCTGTGCAATTAATCTATTAGTATTTTCTCGATATTTGTTCGTACTTTTATCCAATTCCTCAAACATCTTCTTCATAACTTTTTGTCTTTGTGCTTCGAGAACACTATTAACAAAATCTCCCATGGCGCTACGGCCACTTTTAATTAAATCAATGGTTATTCCAATTAAACCACCGGCAAGTGTTCCCACCGGGCCAAACATCGAACCTACTCCAATTCCCGCACCGGCTAATCCCAATCCTTTTGCTCCGGTTGCTTGTTCGGCAGCCATTCCAAGACCATAGCCGAGTGCTCCGCGACCCGCACCACGCAAAACACCGGCCCCAGCTTCTTTGGCCATAGCACCAGTGGATGGCAAACCAGAAGATGCCAATCCAGTTGGAGGTTCTTTAGGACCCTTTAAAAATCCGCCAACCCCGCTTAGCATTTGCATTATTCCAACACCACCAAGCATTGAACCAATTTTTGCCATGGCAACAACTTTTAATAACATCGGATTGGCAGCAAGAAATTCAACAAGTTTCCCTACATATTTACCAACTTGCATTGACAATTGAAAATATGGTTTTGCAGTTTGAATTATTGACTTGAACGTATTCTTTATTTCATCCCCATGTTTTTTCCACCAATTGAATATATCGATAACAATATTCCTAATGCCTTTATATGACATTTCAAGAACTTTAGCACCAGCAACAGCCGGATCAAGTCCATCCAACATATTTTTTGAAAATCCCGACGTATATTGTAAAATTTTTGCCGCATCAGACGCAACCAAATGAAATAAACCTTTCATTATTTCGGCAGCAGCGCCCCAGTTGCTTTTATCAAAAAAATTAAATACCTTTTTTACAATTACCCAGGTTTCCCTAGCAACTCTCCCTATGTCACGAATTATATCAGCACCATGTTCGCCAACCCACTTAAATACCGACTGTAATCTTGTTGCTATGCTATGAATTACGCTATTTATCCCGCCAGCAGCATCTTTGGCTGATTTATTGAAATCCGGAAATAGATCCACAAGAATTTGTTTTATGGCATTAATCGCCGAGTCAATTGTTCCATAAAAGTCCTTGCCAAATTGTTCCATGTCGATATTGGCCCACATTTCTCCCCAATATCGGCCAAATGTTTTCATAGTATCTTGCCAATTTCTTACCCATGTTTTGGTCATGTTTGACCAAGCTTTTCCACCAGGAGAATTCGGTGCAAATGATCTTCTTATTCCCTTAGCCCATTCCTCGGCAAACATAAGCATACCACGACGACCACCCCATAAAAATCCCTTAAACATTCTACCAAACGCAACCCACACACGATAAAAAATAGGCATAATTGATCCCATAATTCCGCGTGATGCTCTAAGCTGTTGTAGAATTGCATTCATAACCTCGGCTTGTCTTTTTTGACTATCAGCCTGTTTCTTATCCTCATCCTCCATGGCACGAGCAATTTCGGCCCTACTCTTACCGGCGTTTTTACTTGACAGCACAAATTGGGCCTGCTGTGCATTTATACCAAGCATTGCTGTAACAGATTTTCTTTGGAAATAATCCATGCTTTCCCACGATTTACCAGCACCAAGCAGTGCTTTTTGAATTCTTTCAAGTCTTGCTGCAGGATCCGCATCAACCAACATGTCCATAGCATTGATTGATACGCCAAACATTTGATTGAGTTTGGAAACATTTTCTGCCGCTGAAGACAACGTATCGAATTTATCCATTAATCCAAGAAGTTCTTTAACCCCAACATTGTATTGACGAACCCATATAGCACCAGCAACGAACGATTTTTGTCCTTGTTGCCCCATTAAAGCCAACTCATCGCCAGCTTCGGCAATATCCCGAGAAATTTCTGGAATAAAGAAGCCCATGTCTTGAAGTGGACCACCAGGACCAAGAGTACCAACCAAATTCATTGTAAATTTTTTCATGGAAACATCCATTAGTGACAATGAACGTCCAAGTTTTCCAGCAGTCTCCGCTTCAAGACCAAGAGCACGAGAAAACATGATATGTTCTTTATATAATTTTTTCATTGCCGGTGAGAAACCAAGAAAATGACCATAAGCCTTATTTAATTCAATAACATATTTAGCAGCCTCACCAACAGACAGACCCATTTGATACCATTCACGTCTTCCCGATTGCAAAAATCCCATTGCTTGATACATCTCACCATTAAAAAATCCTAAGGATTGCGCCATTTCAGCAACGGCTTGTCTTATTTCGCCACCGCCCATTGTAATTGTATCCCAAACTTTTCTGAAAAACGAAATAATAAGACCAGCAGACTTTTTAACAACATTTGTAGCTAAATGAAATGCACTTGTAACGTGACGATATATTGCCTGCCCAACTTGTTTCGCAATTGCTATAATACTCACAAGTGCCCCAGTAGCAATGGCAACACCTTTTTTAAATACATTCCATAATCCTGATAATGAAAATAATTTTTTGATCTTTTCAGTTGCTTTCTGCGCAGCAGTTATTAATGATACACCGAAATGTGTAATCATCTTTTTAGCAATACTATCGGTATTTTTTTCTACTTCTTGCCATTTCTTTTTATATTGCTCTAGAAATGATAATCTTTTTTTACCGGCAACATCCATTATCCTATCTATGCTTTTACGTTTTGATTCCTCTTCACCAAGTTGCTCTAATATTCTTCCTTGGGCTTCTTCCAATTGTTTAGTATGATCTGCCGATTCATCATGTATATCAGATATTTCCTTAAGAGCTTTCGATAAAGAACCTGCCCAAGATGCAGTTACAGATCCCAATTGTCTCATTACGGCGTTCAATTGAGAAGCATTACGTAGCTGAACGGCAAAATCAGTCGCCATATTTTAATTATGATGTAAAAAGGGACTTAGATGACCAATTTCATCCCGCAAAACTCTTTGTGAGAAATACTTAATTTTTAAATTTTTCTTTATGGTAACCTGATACCGGTAGAACTATAAAAATCCGACTTTAATTTTTCAACAGATGATGTTGATGCTGAAAGCGTTTGTAGTTTACTAATAAGTCTATCCTTTTCCGATGCACTACTCTTCATTTTCTCTAAATATTTAGTAAGCGTCTCGATTTGATCTTTTTGTCCCTTTATAACCAGATTGTTGCTTCTTTTACCTAAAAGAAACCCTACGACTCCAGCAAGGAAAGATCTAAACAATCCTTCTTGTAAAACTTTTTTTTCTTCGGTAAGTGCAGCGGTTGAAAATTCTTTTAGATCGATGATTCTTTTTTGGCTTCCCATATTTTAATTATTTTTCGAACCTATTCTTGTGCATATTCGCCAAATTTTGATCGCCCGGCGACATTGGGAATCTATCATCAATTGATTTCGGCTGCTGTGCACCATGTTGCGGTGTTGGTTCTTTTTTACCAAACATCTCTTGTATTTTATCGAGATATAATTTTCTTTGTTGAATTGTTAAGGATTCAACATCAGATTTTGTAAAATTTAATTTCGCACAGATGACAGCAATTTCTGAGGCAAGCTCATCTTCCCAAAATCTAACCGCTTCATTAAATTTGTTAATGGATTCGATTCCAGGTTCGTCTTTACGCAAGTCCCTTCGGCCAAAAAAACGATACTCCCAGTGGGACCATCTGTTCTTTTGATTCTCCGCAATGTGGACAAACAACATCTTGTTTCATAACTGGCTGTGGTGTAATTTCATCAATATACCCACGAATAGCCACAGAATCGTATGCTGGCATTTTCTTTATAAATTCTACCTTATCTTTTTCAGTGGCACATCCTTCTATTTCATCAATTTGTTTTATTAAACGCATCGTAATTGGCTCTGCCTGCAATTGCAATCCACCCTTAATTTTCTTCTTGTTCTCTTCCATCTGGTCTATTTCAGCATCGTCTTTAGATGTCAAAAGATGGAATTTAATATTCTTTTTTGATCTTGGAAGAGTATATATAAATTGATTTTTACCCTCCTCAACCGGATCTGCACCCAACTCTTTAACTTGAATTTTGTCTAATACCACATTGGCGGTAAATGACTTTCCACAAGAATCACATTTAAAATCCGGAACTTCATAAGATGATCCGTAACCAATTATTCTGGCCCACAATAGCAAAGTATTTTTATCACCAACAATTAATTCAGAAAGATCTATTGATTTGTCAACAACAAGTGCAGCGATTAGTTTATCTAAAGCCGTCCCTTGTTTCAAGAGCGAACGATTGTTAAGAATGTTTTCATCCTGGGCCGTCATGCACCGAATTGCGATAGTCTTTTTCATGTGGAGTGGTGATGACGGCGGGTAGATTTTCCCGCCTGATGGTAGTGGCGATAATTCCGACTGGTTTGAATCAGTAGATTCTTGCTTGAAACGGTTTTCAATTTCTTTATTCACATCTGACATATTATACCTCTCACTTATATAATTAGTTTACTACAAAAAATTTGAATTGTATATTTACCTTCTATTATAATGAGTATTATATATTTCGTCCGTCAAGCCATAATCAACAAGAACAGCCATTGGTTTGCCATTTCTGTTAACTTCGCCCCAAGAATTAATTCTACGATAATCCCCAGGTTGCTGTGCAAAATCAATAACCATAGATATTACTTTATTGGCAAATTCATTTTTCTCCATCATCTTTGCATCTTCATCTGTATAATAATAAGCAAGAGCCGGAGATTCACCACGGTCATGCAGTAGATATTGATCCCATAACCACGCAGTAAATTTATCAAAATCAAGCCCAGTTATTGCTTTGAATCTTGATTTAGAAATTTTAGTTGCTTGCTCCACAACAATCCAAATGCCATTCTCATCACAATCTACAATTTGGGTTACTAGGTCACCATACATATCCTGAAGACCACCATCACATTCCGATTCATTTTGGGCTATACCTTTAGGATTTTTAGCAAGTTTCAAAATTTTCCCATTTGGTAATTCAAATATTTCTCTTCCAGAACCAGAGGTTATGCGATGACCCAAGGATCCACCAACCAACTTACCTTTAATATAATCAGAACGACCCTTAAATGTTTTTATGGAGGACAATTGTTTTAAATCGAGCTGTCCAATAGTTTGTTCATATATCAACTTAATGAGCTTCATGCTAATTCCAACTTTATCTTTTTGTTTCTGGATTTGTTTATGTATTTTATATATTTGCTGATTAATTTCTTATCACCACAACCATAAAAATATTGAAGTTCTTGGTCATCCCCGTCAATAAATGCGTGATAATTTTGTACCACAAAACGAACTAGATTTTTATTATTTTCTTCACACCATGTATTAAACAAGAAATCTCTTTTTATTACCTCGTATATTAATTGATCCACATCATCTTTACTTTGCGATATTTCATTTATATCCCTAGTTAATCCATGCCAGAAAATATCATCATACATTACATAAATTTCATTACCATCAAAATTTTCAACAAAATCTATATTATAATTTAGTGTAGACACATCGCAATGAGTATCGAATACTATATTGCTATCCGGAGTTTCATCCACACATTCATATTGTTTTTCAATGTCTAAATCGTTATATATATTAGATTGTTGTCTAATATCGGAAATAGATGTAACTTGCAACATATCATGTCTGAGCTTATATTTCCAAGACAACGGATAGGTGGGAATACTAGAACTAGATAAATCAGTCCCAATCATCATATTAATTATTGTAATAGCACAAACCCTGGGTGTATAATTAATAAAAGGAAATAAAAATGACAAAAATATGCCGTATAAAACTTAGTAATTTACAAAAAATTATGTCTGAACAAACATCCAACAATGAATTGGGTAGCAAGCTTTGGGATATCATTAAAAAGAATAGAGAAAATGCACCACCAATAACATCAATTGTTGATCCGAATACATTTAATGAAAATTCCGCGTTAAAAATTCAAGACTCAATTAATGCACCATTTTCACGAGTAAACATATCAACATTAGGTGGAAAAGAACGTGCCTCATTGTTAATCACCATTTCACTAGATCCAAGAGAAGAATGGGCCAATGGAATAATTGAAAATTCACGACTTACCAGATTCCATTTATCACATGATGGAATTTTAGATCAATTTCATCGTTTTAGCCGTCCGGTTAAACCATTTAGAAAAACTAGAGTAAAAAGTATTGACGATGCTATTGTAAAGATAAATACCTATTTGAAAGCAATTACCTGAGTGGTTTTCGATACATTGGTTCACTAATACGGAAATCTTTGTTCCTTCCTTTGTTTTTAATAAAACCATGAGATTTGTAAAAATCTGTAAGTTTCTTTTTGTATCGCGG